AACTGATTTCTCTTGAAAATCTTCCTCCCACTTTACAAAAATTAGATTGTTATAATAATCTACTTACTTCTCTTGACAATCTTCCTCCCAATCTACAAATATTACATTGTTACAACAATCAACTTATTTCTCTGGACAATCTTCCTCCCAATCTACAAATATTATGTTGTTATAATAATCAACTCACTTCTCTTAACAATCTTCCTCCCAATTTACAAACATTACAGTGTGAAAAGAATAAACTGATTTCTCTTGAAAATCTTCCTCCCACTTTACAAAAATTAGATTGTTATAATAATCTACTTACTTCTCTTGACAATCTTCCTCGCAATCTACAAATATTACATTGTTCATATAATAAACTGATTTCTCTTGAAAATCTTCCTCCCACTTTACAAGAATTATATTGTTACAACAATCAACTGATTTCTCTTGAAAATCTTCCTCCCACTTTACAAAGATTACATTGTCACGATAATAAACTGATTTCTCTTGAAAATCTTCCTCACACTTTACAAGAATTTAATTGTTATAATAATCCAATTTTTACAATAAGTAAGAAACTATATGGATTTAGTCCTTCTATAGAAACAATTGACCAATACAATGAAATCAAACGCATCGAAAATTTGGAAAAAGAATGTTGTCCCGTGTTAAAATAAAATAATAAAATGCCAGATTATACCGTAACAGAATTGGATTTATCGAATCGAAAATTGACTCACATATTACATTGTTACAACAATCAACTTATTTCTCTGGACAATCTTCCTTCCAATTTACAAATATTATATTGTGCAAATAATAAATTAATAAATACTTATATCTATTTTTGCATATTATGATAATAAAACAAAGGACCGAAAAATTGAAAATCTTTTTTCAGAAATAACAAACAAACTACAATGACAGACTATACCGTAACAGAATTGGATTTATCGAATCGAAAATTGACGGTTTTACCGGATTTATTTTTATACCCAAATCTACAAATATTACATTGTTCAAATAATTATTTGACTTCTCTTGACAACCTTCCTCCCACTTTACAAGAATTAGATTGTTTTAATAATCAACTCACTTCTCTTAACAATCTTCCTTCCCAGTTACAAAATTTAGATTGTTCGCATAATCAACTTACATCTCTCAAAAATTTTCCTCCCACTTTACAAACATTATTTTGTCACTCTAATCAACTTACATCTCTCGAAAATTTTCCTCCCACTTTACAAGAATTATGGTGTCAACGTAATCAACTAACAAGGCTCGGCGGAGCTGAGTCCGCCTTTGGCACTTCTCTTGATATTTTACCTCTTACTTTACAAAATTTAGATTGTTCGCATAATCAACTTACATCTCTCGAAAATTTTCCTCCCACTTTACAAACATTATATTGTCACTCTAATCAACTCACTTCTCTCAAAAATCTTCCTCCCAATTTACAAGAATTATGGTGTCACTCTAATCAACTCACAAGGCTCGGCTTTCGTAACGACCGATTAGAGTCCGCCTTTGGCACTTCTCTTGATATTTTACCTCTTACTTTACAAGAATTACATTGTAAAAAGAATCCAATTTATACAATTTGCGAGAAAATGTATGGATTTGAACTTTCTAAAAAAACAATTGAACAATACAATGAAATCAAACGCATGGAAAAAGAATGTTGTCCTATGCAAACAAACAAACAAACGAATAAAATGACAGATTATACCGTAACATCATTAAATTTATCGAAACAAAACTTAACTGTTTTACCGGATTTATCTCTATACACAAAATTAAAAACATTAGATTGTACTGACTTCTCTTGACAATCTTCCACCCAATCTAGAAGAATTATATTGTTATGAGAATCAATTAACTTCTTTCAATCTTCCTTTCACTCTACGAAGATTATATTGTGATAATAATAAACTGACTTCTATCGGTAATCTTCCATCCACTTTACACCTATTAAATTGTTCAAACAATCAACTTACTTCTCTTGACAATCTTCCTCTGAATATAAAAAAATTAGTTTGTTCAAACAATCAACTTACTTCTCTTGACAATCTTCCTCGCAATCTACAAGAATTGTATTGTGAAAACTGTCAATTAACTTCTCTAAATAATCTTCCTCCCAATTTACAAGAATTAGAATGTGAAGACAATCCAATTAATACAACATGTAATGAAATACATGGATTTGAACTTTCCCAAAAAACAATTGAAAATTACACTGTAGAAACAATCCAATTTATACAACATGCAAGGAAATATACGGATTTAAACTTTCAAGTGACACGATTGAGAAATACAATGATGTATCACTGACTTCTCTCGCTAAATAACTAAATAAATAATAAAATGTAACAAATAACAACAAATATATTCTATGAAGTTTTATGAAACGCATTATACGGAATATATTGCCTCCGTTGAAAAATACAATCTTCATCCTGAATTAATATCTGTATTTCACTCCACCTTGCTCACTCTCCCCAATCTTATTTTTTATGGTCCAACCGGTGTTGGAAAATACTCGCAAATTTTATGTCTGATTCAAAAATACAGTCCGTCCAAATTAAAATACGAAAAACAAATGGAAATTCAAATTGATAAACAAATATATCAATATCACATCAGTGATATTCATTATGAAATTGATATGTCGTTATTGGGGTGTAATTCAAAACTGTTATGGCATGAATTTTTTACCCAAGTCGTGGATATTGTTTCCATGAAACCGGGCGGAGGTTCTGACAAAAAAATCGGTATTATTGTTTGTCGTAATTTTCATGCAATTCATAACGAGTTATTGGATATTTTTTACAGTTATATTCAACATCATCAAAATCACATGAAGTCTGTTCGTATTATTTTTATTTTAATGTCTGAACATATTGGATTTATTCCGCAAAATATTTTACAGTGTAGTTTTATCATTCATGTTGCACGTCCATCCAAAGAACAATACATAACATTGGCGAATATGTATGATGGGGCTTCTTCCTCCTCGTCATTAATGGAAGAAGTGAATCCACAATTTATAGTAAATATGAAAGAAATTCGCGCATTTCCTCTCATTTCTTCGACCAGTGATATGCCGGTAGATATATTCAACAGTATTTGTGATACCATTTTAAAAGAAATTATCAAACGTATTAGAGAGGCTTTTTCCGCATCCTCCTTAGCCGTAAGTTCATTTGCCGATTTTCGGGATAAAATATATGATATTTTGGTATATAATTTGGATGCCGTTGAGTGTATATGGTATATTTTTACCTATTTAGTTCCCGAATTTTCCATATCTTCTGAAAAAATGCAAGAACTACTTCGAGAGATATATATTTTTTTACGCCAATACAACAATAATTATAGACCTATTTTTCATTTGGAGAATATTTTCTTTACATTTATTGTCTATTTTTCCGGCGCAAATGAACATGAAACATAAAAACACAATATAAATAAATCCATCAATTATTATATTGATGATTCTTGAAGAAGCATATAGAATTTTAGAATTGGATGAGTTCGAACCCATTACATTTGCTTTATTAAAACGAAAATTTCATAAACTTGCACTGTTATATCACCCCGATAAACAACCAAATAAAAAAGAACCGTCCGAACATTCGTTTGTTGAAATTCAAGAGGCATTCACGATGTTATGTCATAACTTTTCTTTTATCGCGGAAGAGAACGAAGATATAGATGAAATTTTGGCGGAACCGGTAGACGTACAAGATATTAACGTACAAGATATTAACGTACAAGATATTAACGTACAAGATATTAACGTACAATATATTATCGTAAAAATAATATCGTATATAAATTCCAACCAGCTTATTCCGTATATAACCCAACTTATTTCAACTATTGATACGCCCATATTAGTTTGTATTTATAAATTATTATTGAAACACCATTTTCCGCCAATTATTATACATATCGTGCGAACCGCAATTCATAAGGACAATGACAATTCATGAATCAACAAATAAAACACGAATCAAAAAACACGATTCAAACAAAACACGAATCAAATAAAAAACAAAAATAAAAACAACAAAGATTCCATTGTCGGAATATTCCATTGTTGCAATAATAATTCGTCCGCTTTTTCTTCTATTTCTTTTCTTTTATGTATAATGTCATCCCACGAATCGACCATGAGAATAGGTAAATTATAAAAAGTTGTTATATTCTCAATAAAAAATGTTCGCAGACAAATGGGCACGGTTTTACATAACAATGCTTCCCATATTCGATGTGTATCGTAGCCATTTCCTTCCGGACAAATACACATTTTATACGTTTTTAACCTCTCAATATTTTCTTGGGGAGGGAGAGAAGGAAGCCATTCAATATGATTGTGTAATATATTGAAACACGGCTCTCTCACAGAAACATTTGTTTTTACATTAAACTGAAAATAAATGGAATTTTTTTTTAAATGAGGGGGGGTAACGAAAGATACGTTTCCATGGTCCCACATACTATTTGCAATGCCAATTGGTAATGGATACGGACCCTTGGTATGATACGATGTTACGGATACGTTTTGCGAAAACCATCCGACTAAAAAAGGACATTCCCGAATCGTAGATACATAGGACGTCCCATCATTCATATTTTCATCGGAATTATGGGACAATAAAAGAAACGGTTGTTGTATATGATGAATTTGTTTGGAAAACTCTCGCAAACAGTGCCCGTAACAAAAAATACGACAAGGTCGGACGATTTTATCCGTCAATAAATACATATCACGAATAAGATAACATTTGGCTCTCTCTTGTTCGGAATGTAATAATTTCCAGTTATATAAAATATCTTCTTTTGTATTTGCCACATATATATCTGCCAACTGCTGTATTTTTTCACCTCTAATAATAAGGGCGTTGTAATTGTCGTTATTTTCAAACATAAAAAGTATTAGGTATTACTATAAAATGAATATTGTTTATGTAATGTTGAATAATTTTCAGGATTATATTCTCGATAATATAGAACATAGTTTATCCGTTATGAATCCAATATCTCGCATATTTGTTATTACAAACAAAGAATTTTTCCCGTTATTTCATATTTTTTTAAATAAAATAACTCTTGTTGCATCCGACGATTTATCTATTTCGCATACGTATAATAAAACATCGGTCTATTTAAAAGATACATTTCGCAACGGATTCTGGCATTTAACGTCGCTTCGTTTCTTTTATATATACGAGTTTATGAAAAAATACGAGATTGAATCGGTTCTTCATTTGGAAAACGATGTATTAATCTACTATTCCCCCGACATATTAATACCCGCATGCAATCCGACCTATGTATATATGCCATTTGATTGTTGGAATCGAAATATTGCGTCTATTGTGTATATTCCGAATCATGTTGTGTTTGGCAATATTCTACAACATTATGACCACACACAAACAGATATGGCGAATTTTTCGGTAATACGTGAAAAAACGGGACTTATTGAAACGTTTCCTATTTTTCCTTTATTGAATACTATCCCTGCTTCCGACGAGATTCGATTTGTTAGCAAAAATTTTGATACATTTGGATGTATATTTGACGCGGCTGCAATTGGTCAATATTTATTTGGGGTTGATCCGAGAAATATACAGGGAGATACAAGGGGATTTATAAATGAAACGTGTGTTATAAAATATAACAATTATCAAATTGTCTGGCAACAGTTAAGACCATTTTTATGTATAGAAGGATATTGTATTCCCATTTTTAATTTACACATTCATTGTAAAAATCTAAAATTACATTAACCTCTCTAAGATAAATATTGTTAACGGGAGCGCCAAAGGCGCTCCCATACAATACTATTTTGGAAATTATATGCAGATATTTATTTTTAAAATAAATCAAAGAGTCGTAGTATTGTCTTATTCTTTCGTAGACCGTGTCTCCCAAAGGAGGGAGCTTAGCGACCGACAAATGGGAGACGCATAACGACGAAAACCATAGACGAAAATCATGACTTTACATTTTCTATCTTTTCGTTATTTCATGTAAAATTGAAAATCTTTTTTTTAATGAATTGGTATCATTAAAACAAAACAAACGAACGAACAAAACAAACGAAATGACGAATAATGAAGTTATTGCTGATATATTGGGAGTTAGTGCAGGTGAATACGAATCATATGATTCATGGAAAAAAACAGAACTTCTATATAAATGCCCAAATCAAAAAGCAATTGATTATATAAAAACACAAAGAATTTCTTCTGTAAAATGGCGATATATACTACAAAATACAAATCCAGATGCAATTCAGTTTTTTCGAGATAATATTGACTACGATGCATTACAAACAACTGGATTTGTATCTGGGAATTATATGAGCAAATTATCTATTCCCATGAAAACACAAGGTATGAATAGTTATAACATGAACCAATATTCTCGCAACTTTATATTATTCTCTGACCTTGCAAGTTCAGAGAATATACACGTATTTAATATTTTTAAAGAAATATTATATTTTCCCAATATTTACAAAACAGTATGTTTGTGCTACAACCAAATAACAATTAGTGAATTATGGGGAAATTCGTTAGACGAAGCAGTTGATGTATTATATGCGTTAATGTTAGAGGAAACAGATAAAATAATGTTATTGGATGTTTCCACTGAAGATGGAATTATGGTATTTGGTCCATATAAATCATATCGGTTACAGGATAAATATTTTTGGCAAGGATTATCAAAAAATAAAAATACGCGAATTACACAAATATTATGTCGTAATATAGAATTAATACGTCATAGATTCGATGAACATATATTTACAGACGCATATGGATTTCAGACAACATTAAAACTGATAAATCAAAGAGTCAAAGAGTATCTTGATAAATGAATGAACATATACATCATACAACAAAATATCAGTGTTATAAGGGAATATTTATGATGAAAATAGTCGTAATTATTCACAATTTAGAGGTTCTTGAAGAGTATTAATTATATACTTACCAAGATGATACGCAAATCTACACGCAACTGCGTTTCCTATCTGCATAATAATTTCTTTATTTGACCCATCTATTATATAATTATCAGGAAAACTTTGTATTCGTTTTAGTTCCATGATGGTTAATCTTCTAATTTCTGTTTCGTTATATCTAACTAAAGCATCATAACCATCCTTCCAATATCTTGCAGGAATAGTATATGAAGGTTTTTCAAAGTCTAACATTTGAGCTCCAAAACCAAACCCCTTTTCTTTATTTACTCCCTTTTTATTTGCTATTCCTGCTAATGCTTTTTCGCTTAAATAATATTTTTTATCTATATCATTTCTTGGTATTAATATATTTTTAACCGGTATTCTATCTTTTACGGATTGTATAATTGGTTCAGGTTCTTTTGGCATTATATTTAAATCTTTTCTAATTCCTACAATTATAGTACGTCTTCTATTTTGCGGAACTTCAAAATCACTGGCGTATAACTTATTAATTATACAATTATAGTTCCTATTCAATTGTTCCATTATAATATCAATTACCTTTTCACCATTTGATGTTTTTTTTGAAAGCATACCAATTACATTTTCCATAATAAACGCTTTTGGACTAAAATAATCCAAATATTTAAATAAAGCATTTCTTGGGTCATTTTTATCTCTTTTTCCAGCAATACTGAATGATTGACACGGCGGTCCCCCAACCAAAATATCTATGTTTTTATTTTCTTTATTGTATAATTCGTTGAATTTTTCAGGAGACAAATTTGTTAAATCTTCACAATATGCTTTGTGTTCAAAATTTTTATTATAACTTTCAACTGCTTTATCCCAAATGTCTATTCCTGCAATTATATTTAATCCCGCATCGGTTAAACCTTTTGACATACCACCGCACCCACAAAATAAGTCAATTACATTTAATGTTTCGGTTATAGTTGATGGTTCTTCGCTTATTATACATTCTTCCGTATTTTTGGAGTTAATAAGTTCTATTAATTCTGGTTTATTTTTTGAACTACACTTTGTAATACCTAATTCTTTACATCTCTCTAATAAGTCAATTTTCCTATTTGTAAAATATCCATTTGTTCTTCTATTCAATTTTTATTTCTATTTTGTTTTACCTAATTGCGTAAAAAGAAAAAAGATTATTGTAAAAACTGTTCAATGAAGTCATACTAAAGGTTAAAGATTCCTGAGTTAAAACAGGGTACAATAAAGAAAGTGAAAATAAGTGGACAAGGCATAATTGCACCAATTATTATACCCGTGACTCCACCAATTATTATACCTACACTCGCTCCAAAAATAGCTGATATAGTATATTCTATAGTGCTTTTTTTATTGTAAAACATGTATTGTGTTTCCGCATTAAAAACAGCACCAGACAGTGCTCCAATCGTAACACCGCAACATCCACTTACAATTAAATTTTGGTCTAATCTTTTTTCTGCTTCAATTAATCTTTTTTTTTCGGCAAGTTCATATATCTTTTTTATATTTTTTTCTTCCATTTTAGTTACCTTTAATGAGCGTAAATAATACGCAATGCTTGAATTCATGATATGACGAAACATTTTATTTTGTTTATTTGTTTGATTTTTGTTATAAATAATTCATCAATTTTTTACACCTCTTATCGAAAAATAAAAGTTAAAATAACCGTATCACATTTGAGATTGAGGATACAGGAATTATTGAGATTGATTTATTACAAATATAACTGTTTTGTAAAAATCGGCGTTTAAAAAAGACGTAAAAAAATTGATAAATTATTTATAACAAAAATCAAACAATCAAACAAACAAACAAACAAAAGTAAAATGTCAAAATCAAATTCCAATATATCAGAGGGACAAGTGCAACAACCACCTGTGCAACAACAATTGGTGCAACAACAACCTGTGCAACAACCACAGGTCCAGCAAAATCCGTATTCATATATTGATATGATTATTGGTGCACAAGTGGTTAGTCAATTAACAAAATTCAACAATAAAAGTGAAATAACGGCGACAAATATCGGAATTTTGTTAATGACTCTTTCTCTCTGGGAAATCAAGGGAGTTGTGTCATCCGTTTTTAAAGACGGATTTCAGTCATTAAAAACAAATTTTGTTCCATGTATGACTGGAATTTACGGTGGATTAAGTTCTATGTATTTGACAACCTATTCAAATATATTAAATCGTTATCGAAATAAAAATCAAATATTGGTATATAATGAAAAGGACAAAGATGATGTAGAAAAAGAAAGAACCCACATGAAAACGACACACCATATCGAAGTTATTTCCGAATTTATGGAATGTTTTTATCGATTGCTACTATCTACTGATTCTGAATATACGGTTTCATTTACAACACCCACAGAACATAAAACACGTATAGTAAATATGAATACATCGATTGTTACAAAAGAATACGAAAATATTTGTATTGAACACGCAAATACAAATATGACATTTATTATTGAAAACAATATTTCATTGGATATTGAAATCGGATTAAAACAAAAATGTATTGAATCGTCAATTGCAGGCGCACCCGAAAAATCATCATGGGTAAATTCGATTGATGCAAATAAGGTAAAAGACCTTAGAGCCCTTATCGAAGACCCATTTGTTTGTGCTATACTTGGCATTATTACAATTGATATGCACGAGAATGATGGGGGTGGGTCTTTACTACCAATAATAGATATTCATTCACTTACAATTGACAATGTAAAATCTGTAGCAAATTCATTCAAAATAAATCGCTCATTTAATTCACGCTATATACGGACGAATGCTGCAGCATTATCACCATATCAGATCGGATGTATTTGTTTTATATTAAAATATAACTTTCCAAATTTAAGTATAAATGATGTATATATACAATTAGTAGTTATTCTAAATTCATTTAATAGTTCGGTAGAGTCGAAGGAAATAATAAAAAGCATTATACTTAGGTTATTGGATAACCAAAGATTTATGGGTATTAAAATAAAATTACCAAATTGGTCAACATTACCAAATTGGTCAACAATATTATCCATCAATATATCTTATAATGCACCGTATATTTTACAAAATTCATACTATGATTTTATATGTGATTCAGCACCATGTATGTTTAAAGAATACGTATATATATCAGAATTAAATAATACATTATGGTCAAAATTAATTAAATCTGAATTTGATACTTCACCGTGGATTAAATATGCGTTTAATACTACAAATCAGTATAAAGCAATGAAATTTACTTCGGTTAAATCGAGTACGCCTATGCGTATATATTTTAAAGAACCTACTGTATGTTTTATCGAAGATGACACAAAAAGCGATACAAATAAAAAACTAAATACTACCAAAAAGTTAACAATTCAATGTATAAATAATAACGATGTAAATGGAACAAATAACAATCAGTGTGCAGTTGATGCGCTTTTACATCATATTAAATCGCTTATTATGACAAATGAAACCACCAAAATAGAAATTAACCAATTAAAACTGGTGAAAACAGTTAAGGAAGAACAGGTGCCAAATCCAAAATATGTGGCATATGAGGAAAAAAAACAATTGTTAATTGGAACAAATACCGATGAAAAAGAAAAAGAAAACACGACAAACGACCAAAAATCCAATAAATTTCAACAACAATTTATGATGAACGAATTGTTTCGGTCGGATATTCCCGAAAAATTCATTATAAAAAACGTAGTTGAATCATCCTTGGCGGTAGAACATATTCAAGATACACAAAAGAATTTCGACACAATGTATTTCAAACAACAGGATGAAAAACGACTTATCTCCGTTATTGATAAATTTCATTCGAAAAAAGAACTTCTCCACTCTCTCGGACTACCGAATAAATTATGTATATTATTGGACGGAAAACCCGGAACTGGTAAATCGTCAGCAATTATAACAATTGCATCCTATCTAAAGAAAAATATTTATTACATGTCCTTCCAGAACGTAAAAACAAATGAGGATTTTCAATTCATGGTAAATCATGTTGTGAAAAATTGCAATGGAGGAATTTGTGTAGTTGAGGATATCGACGCAATCGGAAATTTCGCACATGAACGATTTACTAAAATCGAAACGACCGAAGACGATTTTGTAAAGATTGGGTTTCGCGGAAAACTTGATAAGGCAAATAAGGTGAATATAAACAAAGTAGACACAAGCAAAGTAGACACAAGCAAAGTAGACACAAACACAACCGAAACAATGGAAATGGGGACCAACGATTTATCTCTCGCATATTTTCTGAATCTATTGCAAGGAACTATTACACCCGACGGCTTGATCTTCATAGCAACAACCAATCATTTGGATAAATTAGACCCAGCGTTTTATCGAGACGGGAGATTTGACGTGAAAATAAAAATGACGGAAGCGGATGCCTATCAATTACAAAAAATATATAACAAATTTATTGGACGTTCTATTCCGGAAATGTATATGGATATTCTTGTGAAAAAAAAGATAACACCGGCAACTTTCATATTTACTATCAAAGACTATATTTGCGACAACGAATACACAGATGAAACGATTCTTTCATCGTGGTTATAATTTGTCTTTGTATTTAACGTTTCTCGGTCTTTCGGCGTTTTCCGCCAGTGGAAAGAGCCGTCGCAACTTCGGAAGAAACCGGAGCAGATGTGGAAGAAACCGGCGGAGAAGAAGGCGCAGACGAATCTCCTCCACGTTTTGTTTTTCTACTTTGTGTTTTTCGGACATACCCGAATTTTCCCCTTTGTGTAAAAAAGCCGGCTTTCTCTAAACGTCGTTCCTTTTTTGCCGTAAAATGTTTCTTTTTACTAACAATACGATTGTTTTTCGTATAATAAAGGTCTTTCTTCATTAACCCTCCTTCGGTTTTAAAAGCCGTTCCCGACCAAACCATTTTACGACTTCCAAATAAATTTGGAAATGTTCGTCCATCAATATGATATTTTCCATCCTCTTGGCGTTGTGGTCGTCTTGTCATTATTATTATATTATATTAGAGAGAATATATTAACGCAAATTGCTAAACTTTAATGATACATATCTTTTTCTGTTGTGGATATTACTGATTTATTTCTTCTTTTTCGAACTTCTGTTTTTGCTTCTGCTTCTGAACTACCTCTTTTTCTTTTTTCTGTTTTTCTATTTCGATTCAATCGTGGAACTGTAAATTTATAAGGGTCTTCTCGCTCGCGGTCACTCCAACCAAACGAAAAATCAGTTTCATTTGACAATGAACTGGATTTTTTCCCACCAACTGCTTTGGACACATATTCATATGAATTTCCACTTAAAAAATTCGGATAAGGCAACGGCAATATTGACGAACCGCCTTTTCTATTTGTGATTCGTCTTTTTTTGTGTTGTTGTCTTTTCTTCGTTTGTCTTTGTCTTTTCTTCGTTTGTTTTGTGTGTATAAAATGTATTTTACGCATATATTTTATTATAATAGGAGATTTATAAAGACGCTAAAATCCACTTCCATCTTCCGAAAAATCAAATGTGTCATCGGTAGTCGTTTTATTTGCGAGAGAATAGGTGGAATTGGTTCTCTCAAAAAAATTCACTTTGCTTTCCACCGAAATAAGTTCCATAAAATCAAACGGATTGATGGAATGATACACCTTGTCGTATCCCAATTGCAACAACAATCTATCCGCCACAAACTCGATATATTTACACATAGAATCTGCATTCATTCCAATTAAACGGCACGGGAGAGCCTCCGTAATAAATTCTTTTTCAATATCTACCGCCTCCTGTATCATTTCCAATATCTTCTTTTTCGCTATTTTACGTGTTAATTTTGAATATACTAAAATGGCAAATTCCGTATGAAGCGCCTCATCTCTTGAAATAAATTCATTTGAAAATGTAAGCCCTGGCAACAACCCGCGTTTTTTAATCCAATAAATAGACGCAAAAGATGCACTAAAAAAAATTCCCTCAACAATGGCGAATGCAACCAATCGTGTTGCAAAAGAGGAACGATGATCTCCAATCCATTTACGAGCCCAATCCGCCTTTTTTTTAATACATGGAAATGTGCTAATGGCGTGAAATAAATTGTCCTTTTCGGATTTATCTTGAATGTAGGTTTCAATCAATTGGCTATACATTTGACTGTGTATGTTTTCCATAAAAATTTGAAGACCGTAAAATGCACGCATTTCGGCAATTTGCACTTCTCCCATAAATCTCACACCTAAATTCTCAATCACAATACCGTCACTTCCCGCAAAAAATGCGAGAATATGAGAAATAAAATATTTTTCATCTGCTGATAATTTCGCCCAATCTGTTAAATCATTCGACAAATCAACCTCTTCTACCCGCCAAAAACAATCCAACTGTTTCTGATAAAATGCCCACACATCTGGATATTTTATCGGAAACATGACAAACCGCTCTTCTTGCGGTGTCAGAATGAATTCAGTAGGTTTGGGATGTGATACGTGAACTACAACAGGGGTTTCAGACATTATACTAAATATAGTAGGGCAATATTTTATGTTCTTTACATGCGTCTTGTCTATATGCTTCCATATATCCTGTCTAAATAAATATCCGCATATTATAATGTCTTCCGCTCAACCGTATCCATATATACAATTTACAAATCCTGTAAGTACAAGTCCTTCTTTTTTTAGTCCAAATCTTCCCGTAATACCAGCAAAATTTTCTATGCAATCATTGTTCTCGGACAATTCGTTAGTGTGTTATAAAAATCATTCCTTGTCGGTTAGCAGCGGGGGAACTGTCGTAAATGCAAGACATAAAGGTAGAAAAACATAGGTCCATGTCGGTATTATATATGCACGTAATATAACATTGTCTATATGGACTATTCACAACAACCGTTAGCTCTCTCTTCTCCTTCTTCTTCTTCCTTATCTTTGTCTTGGCAAACAATTCTTATTTTTTGTCTGGTGATTCTTTTGATTCTTTCGTCCTTTGGCATTAATTTATTTGAAGTTTTAGCAAAGATATACAATTGGATTTTAACATGGATTGGACCTTTAATTATTAAACCGTTACAACTGTTGTTGTATAGTTTAGGATGGACTCTCGATGCCAGCTCTCAAACCGTTACCGACGTAGGTAAAACAGGGCTTGATTTGGCAAATAACGCCATTCATGGTGTGGGTAATTTATTAGAAGAATCGTCTAAAGGAACTTTTGATAATGTGTTAAATACAAATGCACTACATATGAATGAAGCCAAACCAAGTGACACAAATACATCAATTCAACAACCTATTTCGGTGGGAAAATCAAATTGGTGTTTGGTTGGAGAGTATAATGGAACGAGAAATTGTATGGAAGTAGGAAACGATGATACGTGCACATCAGGGCAATTATTTCCGCAAAAAAGTTTATGTTTAAATCCGGCAATGCAACAAGGAACGACACAAGGAACGATGCAACAAGGAACGATGCAACAAGGAACGATGCAACAAGGAACGACACAAAATAATGTATTACCGTATAATGTAATCATGAGTCAATCAATTCCACCCTTATCATCGAACCCTCTCGTAATTCCACATCCAACTATACAACAGCAATTACAACAATAATTAATGAATTCGCAAAAAGGTTGCGTTGTCTGCACTTTTTTGAAAATCATTTCCAGCCTCATCTTCCGAAATACAATAATGTAAATTTAATCCATATTCGCGCGCAAATGTTTCTGCTCGTATGCGCCTGTGTTTTAAACGAGCAATATAATACTCTCTCCCTAAATACGCCATGTGTTTTAACGAATATATTTTTTGACTGAATCGCACCATATATCCGTTATGTGCAACCGGCGCACACAAGTGTGCGCCATACGAATAATTCATTTCTCGAATGGCGTCAAATGAAAAACAAATATTCTTATCTTCTCTTTCATATTCATATCCTCTACAAATAAGATGAATATCAATGTCGGACAAATCTGTTTTTTTACTTTGTCCGACCATATTAAACCCTTTTACCGACAAAATAGTTGTTCCTTGTGTAACTTCATAGACAATATCTTCCATTGAAATATTTAACCACTCATCCATATCCGCCATGATAATCCATGAATTTGCGGGACATTGATTCCAAATCGTATTTTTTAATTGTGTTTGAACAAATTCATTCATAATTTGTTGTGTATAAATAGGCATCACGATACACCCCATCTCTCGGGCAATATAGGGAGAGGCATCGGTGCTTTCATTATCAAGAATTGTAATAATACTGTTTGGAAATCGCCGACGATAGTGTTCAACGGTTGCACGTAATATAGCAGATTCATTGTTGCATAATAAATAAATATATATGGACATCATATTATACATATTTATTTGGATGTTTTTATATGAAATATTCGTATTATTCACTCATTGAAAATAACATGGGCGATGTTGTATTTTCCTCTTTTGTATTTTCCTCTCCTTCTCCTTCTCCCTCTCCAACATCTCCAAGTATTTTTACTCTCTCTTCCATCAACATTTTATTTACATCCATCGTATACGATTGGAGAGACATTACTATATTTTTCAAATTACCGATTTCAGAAGCAAGCATTTCATGTCGAGTATTAAATTCATCCAATATCTCTCTCAAATTATCGGGAGGTTGTGGTTGTGGTTGTTGTTGAGGAGCCGATGATAATACGGGTGATGATAATTTTGTTTCTTTCATAAAAGATTCCAAGGTTGTTAAGCGTTTATCAACAACCGAAATAACTTGTGGCAAGGTAAGTCCTGATTGCGAACCTTGCCCTTGTTGTCCTAATCCTTGTTGTCCTTGTTGCCCTTGTTGTCCTAATCCTTGTCCGGGACGAGCTGATTGAATAGAAGTAGGAGTAGGAGGAGGAGGTGCAGGTGCACGTCGTTTTCTTGCAGATGCCAATGCGCCACTCATTTATTATTATACCGTCGGCAATGAAATTCCTAAATTAAACGACAAAAAAGGGTATAAAATCTTTATAAAATAGATAATACAAGATAAATGAACCCCGAAAACAATGTTCTCACAATAAAAACAATTCAAATTCAACCAGTTCGAAATATGATTGCGGCTCTAAAAGAACTGTTAACAGATGCAACTATTACTATTTACTCTGGAAATCAACCAACCGTGGCAGGACAAGAACTATTTGCCGGTATTAAAATAGTAAATTTCGATAAATCTCATACGACGCTTGTTAGCGTTGAATTACACGCAAATCAATTCGAAACATTCACTTGTATTCCAAATAAAATTATCATTTGCGCAAATACTCTCCATTTAAATAGAGTTATTTCAACCATTACGAACAACGATATACTGTCACTTTATATTGAAAAAGACGATTATCATGATGGGTCCGTAAGCGAACTCGGACTTCAATTTGATGATGTAACCATAAAGCAGTGTTATAATCAAAAATTGAAATTAATTGAACCGGATACGGAGGAAATGGTTGTTCCGGATGTAGATTATTCGACCATTATTAATTTATCGAGTTCTTATTTTCAGAAGATTATTCGTGATTTTTATGCTATTTCAGAGAGAATTGAAATTAAATCGGTTGGAAACGAACTGATTTTTTCATGTCAGGGATTATATGCAAAATCGCGAATTTATCGAACGGAAGCCGAAGGACTCACCTTTTGTAAAAAACCGGACGATTCGGTTATTATTCAGGGCGAATTTTCATTAAAATCACTGAACAATTTTATTAAATGCACGCCCTTGTGCAGTCATTTGGAAATTTATTTGGGAAATGATAAGCCATTAATTGTTAAATACAATGTGGCATCACTTGGGGAAATCAAGCTTTGTCTGGCGAGTTTGACAGACGAATAATATCCAGATATATTATGTTATATTTAGTCGTAATAATTTCATTATTAATTCTTTTTTTATCAGGATTCGTTTTCGTTCAAGAATCATTTACCCCTTCTTTTTCTTCTTCAACCATGCAAACCTCTCCTTTAACACAAACCTCTTCCTCAATGCAAACAACAACTATTATGGATGCGTCCGGAAATGTGATTCCGATTGGAAGCAAACTTATTCCGTCGTCCGGAATTCCGGATGGGTATTATCAAAGTGGAACCACACAAAATGGCACACCTTACATATCACCGATTCCATATGGATATACAACAAATACGGATAAAACGGTAATTCAACCAACGATTCAGGCATCGATTATAAACAATCCGAACAATGGCAACGCCCCAACAAATTTGTTCGTTACAAATTCTACCAATAGTCCATCCAATCCAGTTACACAATATAACTCGGATAATTTTAATCTTTCCTATCACGCCGATGAATTGGTTCCCGGAAACAATTTTTATGATGTGAGTGTAAATATTCCACCGGCAACCTATTATCAACCGGGAACATATCATCCAAATGAAGGAGGAGGATTTGTGCCGTCATATACAGATAGCGTGTTTTTAAATCCGGCTATAATGCCAACAGGAGAACAATATACATCGGCACAAGATTTTATGGGATTTTGTGAAAAATACCGAGACCAACCGATAGAACTGGAAAAACGATGTCAAGCCATGGATAAAAATACATGTGCGAGCACGAGTTGTTGTGTTTTATTGGGAGGACAAAAATGTGTGCATGGAGATGAATATGGACCAACCGCAAAAGCGAATTATAGTGATATCTTTGTAACAAATCGGGATTATTATTATTATAAGGGTATGTGTTACGGTGTATGTCCAAAGTAATATAATACCATATTGTCGTAGACCGTGTCTCTCTTGGGCAAAAGCCCAATGACGACAATTTGAGAGACGCATAATGACGATTATCCATTTATCCAAGATAAAATTGATAAATAAAACGTAATAAAAACGAACTAAACAAAATATATAACAAATGATGAAACCAAAAAGATACCATTACGATGAAACCCGAAATAAAATATATACGGACGAAACCTACCTGCCATTATTTGAATCTGTGTATATTGGTATATTTACAATCGCATGTCTAATCGTATGGATTCCTTCTTTAAGCCAACCGCTCTTTTCATACGGAAACGATATATTTCGAAATTCAATTCGATATATAGAAGTGCCAGAAAATACACCATTATTCGATAAAATTAAAGATATACAAATGCGAAAATACGGGGATATTGTATAACGACTATTTTGGTCTTGGAGATACCTTGTGTATAATAATTTTTTTAGTAAAAATACGCTCCATTTTTTTCTGTTTTGCAATATCCCGCTGTTTTTGTGCATTTTGTCGAGCAATGCCGTGTTCTAATATAAGATTCTCATCAACATAATCGGGTATAGGTGAATGTTTATTTCGTGTTTGTTTATTGTAAGCAAGTTCTCTATTGGTCAGGAAGGTATGATTTTGTTGTTTTGGAGAGACAGATGTATTGCGACTTATATCAATCGTGACGCGTTTTTGTGTTCGACGTTTTTTAGATGCATGAGAAGAACGAGAGGAAGAGGAACGGGAAGAAGAAGACGATGATGAATAGGATAACGAATCTTTTTTCGTTGGGCGAAATTTACTGGTTTTACGTAAAATAGATGACATTATATATAATATTTACAATTTTATGCACTATGAATGATATAAAAATATCGTAAACGATATTTTTATTGATGATATGTTAATTAATTATCCCATAACACGAATACCTCCCGCTAAAGAACTTCCAATGGCAAAACCTAAACCATTTTTAGCAGATGAGGCAACCGATGGAAGAAATGTGTCTAAAACCGCGAATGTTGCGGCGGCGGTTAAGGCAATAACCACAATTTCTTCAACTTTAAGTGAAGCTTTCGGAATGACATAGGCAACTAAAGCCACTACAAGACCTTCTAACAAATACTTAATGACCTTCTTAACGAATTCGGTAATATTAAAAGCAGACATGTTATTATATATTAAACAAACAAAAAAGACTACAAAAAACAGATATAACAAAAATGCTAAATGTATTGCTAAACAACATAAAGAACGGTTTCTATTACATCTATCTTATGTCTTTTGAAAATCTTGTTTCTCACGTAACACCTCCTCCAAACAATGTTCCCACAGAAACATTACACTCGGGCGAACCAAATCCTAAATATGTAGATTTATTGACGGAAACTCCTCCTACACATGGTCCTAAATGGGCATCGGTGTCCTTTATTTCTCCGAAAGATCTTATTCAACGTAGAGAGGATTTTCTTTTTACCAAATTTATTCATCAATGGGATTTCATCAAGTCCATGGATAAATATACACAATTTGTTCATTATATGGCGTATAAATACAATCTGAATACGGAAAATCTCCTAAAAGATTTTCAAGAATTCTTGGTGGAAGAGGGAACAAAGATTCGAGAGACATCTGTGGCGGATACGGTAAATGAATACAAAACATTTTTAGATAAGAACGAAGATGTATTAACCGAGAAATTTAATAAAGACAATAAATTTCAAACATCGGTTAGTGGGCTAAAAATCCATGAGGCGACCAATACAGAAGAAGAAGCGAAAAAATCGGGAATCAAGGCACGCGAGCGCGACCCGAATCATGATGTGCATGTGATGCCGTTGGGATACTGGGTGCCAATGCATCCGGATGCATACAAGACAGGAAATATCGAATTTTTGAATCAGGAATTAAATGAATTGCATCATGAGAAAATAAAGAGTGATGAAAAGTCAAAGATTGAATTTGAACGTCGCGTGAGAGAGACAAAGGAACGTGCCATCAAAGAAAATGTTGAATTGGCTACTAAAACCGGAAATAAACTTACCCAAGATATTGATGAAAATGGGCAATTGACCAATTTGGTGGATACGCTTGGATTGGACGATAGAGAGGTAGCGAGTCCAGATGTTAGAGATGAATTATTCGAAAAAATGAGACGAGATGCAAATGTATAAGAAGTTACTGATACTAAAGTTACGATACTAAAATAATATGTTGCATAAACGAAACAGTTCAAATAGTATTCTGTTTTCTATTTGTTTCTTTTGTTTTTCTATTTCTTCTGTGTCTATTTCGTCTGTGTCTATTTCGTCTGTGTCTATTTTATTTGTATTGGTTTCCTCAATACATAAAATAAATCCGGCTCCAATAAGAGAGATACATATGGGATACAAATATTGATAAAACATTATATTTCATTTAATATAATATTTAATTATAAATCAATTTTTTGAATCGACTAATAAACCAACCACGGTAATCCGGTAGATGCCATTTCAGATACATGTGTTAGCTGTATTAATATATACATAGCTCCCATACGACGCATTTCAATATCTCCAGAACCATACATTAAATTTTCCATAATAATGACACACAATTCCATTATGTCATTCGTAGAAAATGAATATAATATTTGACTTGGATATTCAACTTGATACAAAGCATTTCCTTGGGTAATGGTGCAAATAGCACGTTTGGTTTCATTTAATACATTTCCTCGTGTTGTCCAAAATGTTACTAATCCGTAATAAAAATAAATAATATTTCGTCGAGAAAGATTTATTAACCACTCGCTATACACAAAATACCCCAACGAACAAATATCGCCAAATATATCATCTATTCTTTGATATAATGGTTTTTCTCTAATAGCAAGAATAGTAAGTAGTGTAGCTGACATGTGTTTATTTGTTTCTGGATGAATCGACGATGGATATAAGGATTTTCCTTTAAATGACAATTTTGTGTATTCGGGCATGATTTGTATATTTGTTATTTGAAAATAAAACAGAAATGACAATATATCTTTCTTTACGGATTCTGAGAGGGGGGTGCGGGTATATGGATTTTGTAATTGTTGTTGTTGTTGTCCGTGTCCGTGTCCTTGTCCTTGTCCATATCCTTGTCGAATAAGTATTTCCAACGATAAAATATCAAATCCATAGGTAAATCCAGCGTCCGTGCATATAAATAATTGATTCTTTGGTATTTCCGACAACAGTTCTAATGTATAAAAATCAGTTGTGTTTACCGGTTCGTTTCTATTTTGTCTACGTATTCGATGATAATTTAATATAAATTGTCGTCTCACATATTTTTGTATAATAATAGCACTGGATTGTCGCATGAAATGATGTTTTATTTTTTCAAAAAGTTCAGCCTTTTTCAATTTTGATAAACCCGTTAGTCCAAGCGATTTTGCCGTTTCGATAAGTGTTTGAACTGTTTCTTTTGGTTTTTGTTCTTTTGGTTTTTTTTGTGAGAGGAGTTCTTTTGATTCCTTTTTTTCTTTTTTTGAAAACATAAATATACAATACTATACATTATTATATATTTTATTTAACTTCATTTTTTTGTTTCTTTCTTCTCTCTGTGTTTCTTTCTTCTCTCTGTGTTTTTTCTTCTCTCTGTGTTTTTTCTTCTCTCTGTGTTTTTTCTTCTCTCTGTGTTTTTTCTTCTCTCTGTGTTTTTTCTTCTCTCTGTGTTTTTTCTTCTCTCTGTGTTTTTTCTTCTCTGTGTTTCTTTCTTATTCTTGTCTTGGTTCCTGTTCTTGTTCCCACACCATAGTAAAATAGGACTTTGATACCAATAAATGTTTTTTTGAAGAAATAGGGTCCATTTTATTACGATAATATTTACAATAATATACATAAGGGTCTTCTGTATGTTTTTTATTTTCTATATGTTGATGATACATTGCCCGTTTAATATCTGCCACTTTATCCCAATGAGATGATATAACGGAACATATATATTTATCATTACATATTCGTATATTTGGATAGAAAAAATGCAATAAATCCAATATTTGTTTTTCTCCCAATTTTTGACCGGACCAATTTCGAAACAATTGTCCTATTTCATCGACTTCCAATACAGAAAACGGAGAGGTATCCTCCACAATTTCAATTTCTTCCTCCCAAAATGCCATCCACTGTTCCACTATCGGAAGATATTTACTTGTTAATCCCACAAATGAAACTTCGCCACTGCCACTATCCACCAACCGATAATCTTTGAATGGACTATTTTCTGACAACAATGTGTCTTTTAATTCCATTTTTAATACAAGAGGCATGTCATGTTTTGATAAAAACAATCTCCACAAATACAATATTTTATTCCATGTAAGTATATGTGTCGGTAAGTTGGTAGGTTCAATATATTCTCCCAAAAAGGACGAGACCAACGTTGAACACGGCGTATTTGCCAAAAAGAATACGCGCGTTTCAATTGTATCGTCGTTACTTATATCTTTTAAAAATACGTCCGAATTTTGAAATCGAATTGAATAATGCGCACACACACCCAAAAAATCGATAATATTTTCATAAATAGGCATTAATACCTCTTCTCGTATATTTTCATTAACTTTTAATATACGACAGTTAATGAGTGGGTGTCTATGATGAATACGATATTTTATCGTCTGTCCAATATTCACTCCCAAAACAGAATAACATTGAGAGCGAATTGTCTCTATCATCGGACGTATATTTGCATCCAAATAATGCACCATAGGATTTCCTTTATTATGCAAAATAGAATCTCCCAAAATAGTTAAAAAATATTTGGCTTCGGTTCGAGACGCAAATACATAGGGGCATAATTTATTTATTACGAATTGAATGGTCTCGGATTCTGGAACAGATTGGACGAATAATTTACTCTTTATTTGTTTTATAATGGTTGTTTTAATTTTTTGTTTCCACTCGGATAGATATATGTTTTTTTGCGAGGAAATATCCCGTAAAATAAAATACAGTAAATCATCTTCCGAAATTATTTTATAGTGACCGTTATCTTTTGATATAAATATATCGGTTTGTGGTATGTAAAAAAAGGAATATGTTTGCATAAAATGCTCCACATAGACATTTTTCTCTTGAATGAAGCGTTGTTTTTCGATAATCGATATTTGGGTAGTTTGGAGTAAGGCGGGCAATTGAATTTCAATATATTGTTGAATTTTTTTCACTATTTGGGGATATTCTTTGTATGTGCCATACAGATTTTCAATTGAAATTAGAATACGTTCCAGATCCGAATTCATGGGTTGTAGTTAATAATATATACTATTTATATCATTAGTTGGTTTTATAGGTGTGTTTCTTCATGGGTTTGTTTTATGGGTTTCATATCAGTGTAATAAATTCTAAATCCTCAATTTTCCAATATTCACATCCACCTCCCGGAAAGGGGCGTTCGATAATGGCGGGAATTTTTTTCTGTTCCAATTCCATTTTTGCAATAGCATATTCATCCATTATGGTATCATCTATCTCTATAAATGGCTCCGCACCCGCCTGCAATTGTCGGGCACGTTCTCCTAAAATACGCGCAATTTCATATTTGGATGCCCATGGAACAATTTTATGGAAAGGGTCGTCAATAACACCGTTTTCATTACGGATAATGGTGGTCATTCGTAATATTTCTTCGTAATTTTTTGCTTGAAGTTCTGGATGAAAATCCGATATAATATTTTGACGAAGACCCTTCTCAAACTTTTGTAAATATGTTTCTGAATTATCTTGTTCATCAGAATCATTGTCGTCGTCATCCTCGTTGTCGTCATCATTATTTTGTGGATGATTCACGGAAACCTCTTTAAATATTTTATTTGATGGGTCGTGCTCATTGTCCGAGTCATCTGAATCGTCTGCTTCCGCCTCTGCTTCTGCATCGACATCTATATCGGCTTCTGAATCATCCCCTCCTTCTAAATCAGACTCATTATCAGAATCGGAGTTTGATGAAGACGCGGAGGACGCATCGTCATCCTCTTCGTCTTTTCTATGTGAATGATTTTCTGACATTTGTAATGGATATATATAATTAATTTGTCTCGCTTTATTTCTTTTTTCCTTTTCAATTTTATGGAACATACAAGGCTTGGTGTGCCTCGCGAGGGAAAATTGATAATAAAAACATACTTCTTTTTATAACAATCAAACATGGAAACAACACCAACAACAACACAAACAAAAACAACAACACAAACAAAAACAACAACACAAACAACGCCTTTTGAATTATTTCAACAATGGAATACTATTGAAAATCAATTGGCTATTTTAAATGAAAAAGCAAAACAACTTCGCCAACAACGAACGACTGTATCTACGCAATTGGTGCAACATATGAAAAATGCTTCTTTGCCTACAGTAACATTTGGACAAACATCTGTTTCTCTTATTGAAAAACGTGATTACAGTTCATTAACATATGCATATCTTGAATCTACTTTAGGCGCAATTATTCCGGATAAGGAACAAGTCGCATATATTATTAATTATTTAAAAAAACATCGTGACGTAAAAATAACAACTGAATTAAAACGAGATTTTCAACAAGAAAATCGTTGATTTTGTTTATTGTTTCTTGATTATCGAAAAATAAAGAAAGAGTATATTATAGATGTCTTTTTTGTCGAAATATACATTTGAACAAACCGCCGACCACGACCCTTTGTTTAAGGGAGGATACCCAGTTCATTTTGGTATGATTGGTGGAGTTGGTATGATTGGTGGAGAAAATACAAATAACATAAAAGAAGAAAATACACTTGCGATTCCAATAGGGTTAATTGTTATTTCGCGTCCACAAATGCCTTTTCAAACAGATTCGCTTAATCAAGTAATTGATGATTCACTGTTTGATAATATGTTTAATTCATTGGCTTCCGCCAAGAAAAAAATACAAAATATTCACAAAAAAACTATAAAACAAACTTCTCGACGACCCCTTGTAAAACATACAAAAAAACAAACTCAAAGATAACATAATATGAATACAAATGAACCAACTACTATCATGGGTAAATGAAACAAAACTAAATTGGACCGCATTATCTTGCAATCCAAATGCAATCTCTCTATTAGAATCCCATCCAGAAAAAATAGACTGGAATCGGTTATCTACCAATCCAAACGCAATCTCTCTATTGAAAGCCCGTCCAGAAAAAATAGTTTGGTATTGGTTATCTCAAAATCCCAACGCCATCTCTTTATTGGAAGCACATCCAGAAAAAATAACATGTTTCGAATGGTTGTCTCAAAATCCCAACGCCATCTCTCTATTAGAATCTCATCCAGAAAAAATAGTCTGGAACTTGTTATCGATGAATCCAAATGCCATCTCTCTATTGGAATCTCATCCAGAAAAAATAGACTGGATTGCATTGTCAATAAATCCGAATGCCATTCCTCTATTGGAATCTCATCCAGAAAAAATAGTCTGGAACTTATTATCGAGAAATCCGAGTGCAATCTCTCTATTGGAATCCCATCCAGAAAAAATAGACTGGGCTTCGTTATCAAAAAATCCCAACGCAATCCATTTATTGGAAGCCAATCCAGAAAAAATAGACTGGAATCAGTTATCCACAAATCCCAGTGCCATCTCTCTATTGGAGGCGAATCCAGAAAAAATAGACTGGGCTTCGTTATCCAGAAATCCAAATGCAATCCATTTATTGGAAGCCAATCCAGCAAAAATAGACTGGAATCAGTTATCCGAGAATCCGAATATATTTATAGAAAACTAAAAAAATAACCATTACACCAAAAATTTACACCAATTACACCAAAAATTTACACCAATTACACCGAAATAGTTGTTACGACTGCTCTACACATGGGACAAGTTGGACATTCATAGGTCGATGTTATTTTACACAATTCAAATATACAATTTCGGCAATAGTCTTTATGATTACACCCAAGACTTACGGAAAATTCAGGTTTAACTGTTGTCAAACAAATACAACAGTCAAACTCATCTATTTTTCTTTCACAAGCACTTTCTGTAGTAATTTGCATTGTCGGTCGTGAAGCAACCATGAATCTTAATTTTTTCGCATAATAGTCCGACGACACATATTCCGTCATTATCATTTGATGCCTTATCTGGCTTATTTTTATTTTACTATATTCGACAGATTGTTCCATAGTTTCAACCAATACATACAGTTTGGGCACGTCAATCATTACGTTGGTTATTCTTTTTGCGTTAATTATTTTATCAATGTTTGTTTTCAAATGTAAAATCACATTTTGTAAATGTACATTGTGTGCGTAAAGAACATCTATTTTTGTTTTATTTGTTTTATTATGTATGTGTTGATGTAATGGACGCGGTGGAATTTCACTATCGCGAATAGTTAAATATTTTTGAACTTTATTCGGCGTATTGTGTGTCCTGTAATAATACATATCATCGCCAGATGGAACATTACATATTCGATGCACAAGCATATTATAGAACAAATCTATCTGACGATTGCACTCAACATAATTATTGTTATTGAATCGGTAATAGAATGTATTTTGTTGTACGTCACTCTTTGATTTTTTTGTTTTTTTATATAACAAATCATACAATAGAATGGTTTGTTCAACACGATTTGTTGTCTTATAGGGACATACAGCGGATGTGTGTCCAATTTGTTTGCATATTCCGCAATGGCAATTCATTTTATTATTTTTTTTTAATAATAAAAATACATGTAAAAAGTTTTTCAATTTTTATAAATAAGCATTGGCTTCAAGAATCACAAAACACATTATCTTTCCAAATTCCCGTTTTTTTTATTTTTTTTTTACGTAAAAAACATCCGGTTGTTAGTTGCGTTTGTGTTCCAAGACCTTCCCGTTTTCCGCCATACCAGTTTCCTTCATATACATCGCCGTTTGAATATGTCATTTTCCCATATCCATATTTCATTCCGAATGTATATGTTCCCTCATATACATCCCCATTTGCGTGCATCATTTTTCCAAATCCACACATTTGATTTTGTCGCCATTCTCCTGTATATTGAGTTCCATCATTCCAAATATATGTGCCATTACCATCATACATTCCATTTTTCCATTCGCCTTTATATACAGGACCGTTTGCATATTGCATTTCGCCATATCCATTTCGAATAAGGGGGGATTCGTGTAATGTGTTTGTTTCACCGCGATAGACATTGAAAAATATAAAACATTTTCGGCACAATGGACAACATGGTATATTTCGTCTATTTTTTATTTTTAAATAGTTATTTAATCCGTCTTTACTGAAATAGTGTCCACATACGATTATTTGTCGTATATATTCTCCCTCTGTAAATAAATTTAACGAAATGGCACACGTAGTTTCCGACATTTTTATTTCGTCATAATGATATTGAATTACATGTAAATTCGCATTTACTTCTCTATCGGACATTGGACGACTTACGTCAAATACTTGCTCTCGAATTACATGATAATTCGATGAATGTTCTTGTCTTTGTTCTTGTCTTTGTTCTTGTCTTTGTTCTTCTGTTCCTGATCCAAGGTCTTGTTCATTATTCATATTATTATAATAGTATAAGATTTTTGTCTGTCAATATAGGAGATGAATAAAGAAATTTGTGCATTTGCCAATATATTTGGAAAACCAAAGGAAGGTATTCATAAATATCGAATATTCGGTTTAGCGGGGGTAGATGTTTTTTTTACGATTCTTGCAGCGGTTTTTATATGGTGGATTTGGGGAGATTATTCTTTGTTATTTTTATGTAAAACGCTTTTGGGATTGTTTTTAGTAAGTATTTTATGTCATCGATTCTTTTGTGTGAGAACAACGATTGACCGATTTTTATTTCCATAAATTTCAGCACGCACGTAAAATATATAAATACATATATAAATACATACATAACTATGAACATTCAAACCATTCAATATGCAAATGGAGATGTATTTGTCGGAGACTGGGACGGTTTACACGCAAATCCATGCAACGGAAAAATAACGTATGCCAATGGAGACACATATGAAGGAGAATTTGACTCAGAAACTGGGAAATACAATGGTGTTGGAATACAATATATGGACGGTATATTGTTGTCGGGAACTTGGAAACAGGGGATTTATATGGGAGATAAGTAAGATAATATAAAAAAACATATATTATATTATAATGCAACTATCAAAACAAATACAAAAACAAAAACAAAATCAAAAAATAAGTATATGTATTCCTTTATACAATGGTATTGAATTTTTATCTGAATCTTTTTTGTCTGTCATGAATCAAACCTATTCGAACTACGAGGTATTAATCGCCGTAAATGGTCATGAAGAAAATTCAGACGTATATCAAAAAACATGTGAAATTGTTTTACCATATCAAGCCACACATACCATTCGTATTTTCGACTGGTTTCATTTGAAAGGAAAATCCATTACTCTAAACGCAATGATGAACATGTGCCAAGCCGAATTTATTGCGCTTTTAGACGTAGATGATATTTGGCACCCACATAAATTAGAAATACAAACTCCTATTTTACAGCATTTTGATGTTGTTGGCACACAATGTGTATATATGGCATCCGGAAAACAACAGCATTTGAATGGCATCATTCCGAAAATTCCGGTGGGAGATTTTACAAATACATCGTTTCGACCAAATCCGATTATTAACAGCAGTGTTATTTTACATAAAAGATATTGTTCGTGGAAAGAAAACGGAATTGAAGATTATGAATTGTGGCTACGATTAAAAAAATCGGGACATGTTTTATTTTATAACTGTCCAAAGGTATTGGTGAAACATCGATTGCATGATGCGTCGGCATTTAATTCAAAAGGACATCTATCTAAATTATCCATATTAGATAGATAAGTTTTCTGTTTTCGTCATTATGCGTCTCTCAAAGAGGGGTTTTTACCCATATTGGCATTATAGTAAAAACGAAATGTCGAACGTTTCAACTCGAATATAAAAAATAGAAACTGGTAGTTCACCTTTTGATTTTTCTGGATTTTCTTCTATTTTTATTTCTATTGTATTTATTTTTTGTAAATCGTCTTTTTTTAAAACGACGTTTTCCGCCATATACAAAATCATCTGGATCAAATGTAACCCCCGAAATAATTTCATCTATCATACGATTTGTTTCCGGCAAGGTTCTTTGGTCAACATGTATTTTTGTTAATAAAAAATCTTTTAAGCTTTTTATTTTATTTTCAGTGGATTCTGTTACAGAAAATTCTTCTGGCGTGCCTTGTTTATGAATTTGAAACCATTCTTTTGTAAATTCAGTTAATAATGGAATAGACACAATATCTACTCCTGAAATTGCACGAACAAGTATATCATATTTATTTGTTTCATATTCGGGTTTATCAACATATAATAAACATGATGCGCTCAATGACAAAATAATTCGTTCTAATGCGCCTCCGGCACATGATATTGCTCCAAATCCAGTTCCATTGTTTGCGGTAAGTACATCATGTATATAGTTTTCTATATAAGCTTTTTGAAATTCTGGAGGTTGTTGTTTTACAAATGCAAGCGTATAATAAGAAGCATATCTTATTGATTTTGAAAATTGCGCATAATACAATCCACGCAATCTTTGTTGCATTAATAATTCAATTCCATTTAAAATAGTGGGGTCATTATTTGACAATTCTTTTAATATTGTCTCAATATAGTCAAAAGTTAAATTCGGAGACGGCGATGGAGAGGGTATATGCAATTCCGTTTTTAACACAGAAATAAGCTTTTTATAATTAATATTCTCGGATTCTTTATGGACTTGAGTTGAATCTACTTCATGCTCATGCTCTCGATTTTCATTGCGAATTATCTGTTGAATTTCAGGAGAAAGTTGTTGCATATTTTCTGGAGGAAATCTAATATGATTATTTTCAATCATTAAGTGTCTTAGTGAAACAGGAATAGGAGGAAGTGCCGTAAGTTGATTAGAAAAAGTCTTTAATATATCTAATTTTCGAGGAAGTTCTGGAAGAACTGTCAGCCAATTTCGGTGACAATCTAATGTTCTTAAACTTGGAGGAAGTTTCGGAAGAACAGTGAGTCGATTATTATAACAATATAATGTCATTAAATTTGGAGGAAGTTCTGGAAGAACCGTTAGTTGATTATATTCACATTGTAATCTCATTACATTTGGAGGAAGTTCTGGAAGAACTGTCAGTTCATTATGACCGCAGTCTATTACGGTCAAACGAGAGGGTAGATTACCTAAAGACGTAATTTGATTTCTATCACATAGTAAGGTGTCTAAATTGGGAGGAAGATTCTCAAGAGAAGTTAGTTTATTTTCTGAACAATTTAAAGTTGTTGTATCTAAATCACCTGATAAATCTGGTAAAACTGTTAAATTTCTACCAGATAAATTTATATTTTTTTTCATATATATATATATACTTTTTCTAACGTCTTCGTTTTTCGGTTTTATTGTGTTTTCTTATACGTCGTCTTTCACTTAATCGTCGGGTGCTTCCTCCTTTACTTTGTCCTAATCGTCTTTTACTTTTATTTTTACTTAATCGTCTTTTACTTCGTCGTCCACCCGTAGTTCCTGCCAAATTGGATGCTTGGATGGAGGAGGGCGACGCAACATTTGTCGATGTTCCGCCCGTTGCATGCATGGGGGCAATATAGCCAGTTGTGTTGCTATATGCCGAGTTAATGGATGCGGGAGAGAGATGATTCATTATATTCTATATGGAGAAAAATATCTTGAATCGAATCATGAAGTAAGAAGAAGCAAATAAATCTTCTCTAAAAATTGGATGTCAGTAGTTTTGACGAATACCATTGAGATGATAGATAATTACTACTGGACGGAGTTGCCGATGTAGTTGAGGCAGATGGTCCCGCATATGCCGTTAAACTTGGACCGCTGAATACGGTCTTTCCAATTTCAAAAATATTCATGGCACTATTTTGATACAGTAAATTGGACAATTGTCCCGAAAATCCGCCGTTCGCACAAACATTTATATTTTCATAATTTTGATGGGGAACATTGGTAAAATTCAACCGATTTGTAATTATGCCGTTTATATACACATCCATAATCATATTTTCTACACGAACAATTACACTTACCCACTTATTGAACGGAATATTTGAAATGTCAATGAACTGATTTTGAATAGTTTGGTCTGGAGTAACATCCATAATAACGCGTAATGTATTGATTCCATTTTGTTGTGTTATATAAACACCCGGTCCATTTGATACAGTGGCAATTCCGGTTTGAGAGTCATATGTATTGTTTCCTACATTGAAAATATTCTTATAGGTAGTCGTTGTAGTAGAAGTTGATGGACCAATATTTATCCAAACCGCCCATGTAAATTCCAATCCAGTTTTCGCATTATTTGAATTTAATATAGTCACCGAATTTGTTTGTTTTGGGTCACGCGAAACGGTAACATTTTGCGTTCCATTCAACAATCCTTGAATCACCATTGGATTGGCGGGCGGATGTGAAAAATGTCCGATTAAGGTAATTCCTAAATTCATTAAAAATAAAAACACAATACATACAAATATAATAAATGCGAATTTTGCAAGCATGCTATTTGACGAAAGAAAACTCTGTGTCGCATTTGGAATTGATTGAACCGAACCATACTGAGAAATAGTATTCGATACAGCATCTTGAGCCGATTGAACCGTATTTGAAACGGCATTTACTACAGGTGCAATAACAGGTGCAATAACCGGTGCAATAGTATCTCCTACTTTTTGCACACTTTCTTGAATTGTTCGTATAGGATTGGCAATAGGAATAGACGGCTGAGGACCTTGAAAATTCATTGTTATGTTGTTGTATTAGTTAGAGAATGGAATTTGCAAAAAAATGGCACGTATATATTTATACCACGATTGAAATACACCCACTGACATAAAAAATGGAAATAATAGAAACAGGAGCAATACACACAGTCTTAATAAAAAAAATGTTTTATTTGCATAAAAAATGGACCAACCGACCAGCGTTATAAAAATGCCGAAATATATGTAAAAAAGAATGTCGTATGTTTTTTTCGCATTGGCTAAATCGGTTTGTGAATACATGGTTCGTTGATTGTCGGTTATATGTGAATTCTTTTGTTCGTGTATTTTGTCATTTAATAATTTATTTTGATTTCCGATATAGGTGTAATTAATATGTGAAATCTCCATTGCCAGAATATCTTCTATCGCGTTATCGGTATCTTTTTTGTATTTTTTATAATCTTCCGCATTTTTCTGAATATTTTGTGCCAACTGTCGATTTTCGATGGATTTATTCGTCAAGTTTTGTTCCAATTCAAAATTATTGTGTCTCTCGGATTCAAATTGTCCGTTCATCTGAGAAAAACGAGATTGTTCATCCGAAAGTTCGGCATTTTTTTCATTCAATTGGTTCTGTAAATTCGCTTCTTGTTGTCGCATTTGTTGATTCTGTTGATTTTGATTCTGATTCTGACGAAAAAAAGAAAACATATATAATATGAGTATGAAATTTATTTATCTATGACTTGTATCATCTTTTTTCCTTTTTTCTATAAATCACTCGCATAACTCACTCCTCCAATAGACATATTCGAACCTTTTTTTTCAATGAATATTCCGATTGAAATAAAAACATGCGAAACAAATGGGTATCGCCAATTAACGGAACGGATGTTTTATATTGTGAATATAATTTGAATTTTTGTAAATAAATGGTATATGTATATTTTTGTTCTTTTTCTTCTGTTTGTACTACGACTCCCGTAAAACTTGTGTCTATTGATATATGCGTAATGCAGTCCAATAATGCAATTTCCATCTGTAATTTTCTGGAATATCGTATATATTTATTTAATTCATCGGTGAATGGTAACAATACATCTCCCTCCTTTTGTAATAAAAACCACTGATTGTAAATATCGGGAAGTCGCCGGATTGGACTTGTTGCGTGGGCATAACAAATAGTAGCATCTGTGGGTAAATAGTATCCTCTCTGTTTTGTCGGAATTGGCTCCCATATTGGATGATTTGTTTCGTGAGAACTGTGTTTGGTAAAATGATACAGAAATCCTTTTTTTAATTGTTGTAATTTTTCTCCCGCATATTGATTGTATTGTTCCATCCAATACGCAACAACCGCATAACTATCATTCGTTGCATTTTTATCTGTAAATGCAAGTAATGTAAATGCAAGTAATTTCTGATATTCGTCCGATTCTAATAAATCCGAACTTTCATATACATAATTTTTGGAAACAGAAATGGTTGTTTCATAAAAATCCGAAAATGTAACATGTCCGTTTATAATTCGAATTTGTAATGCAACCACATGTCGAATGTTATCTTTTTGTAATGAACAAATATTGGAAATATCGTCTGGCAACATACAACGTTTTTTATCTGGAAGATACATGGTGTTTGGGCGATGAACCGAGAGGTATTGCCAAGCATCTAATTTATGTATCCAATAGGCTACATTTGATATATAAATCGTAACACCTTCGTTGTTTACCGAAAAGGCATCATCAAAATCGGTGGTAAATTGTCCGTCAATTGTAAAACAATGAGGAGATAAACAAGGAGGAGATAAACAAGGAGATGATAATAAACAATGTTTTATATGTGCGTTAAATAATTTATGCGAATGGCGTAGATTTTTTGTAGCTAATTGATATTCAAAATAGGCGGAAATATCGTCGGTATCTCCAAATACCTCATGTAATATTCCGATAGATACATTTTTTTCTTTTTCTTTTATTGGTTCATTTTCTTTTTCTTTTATTGGTTCTTTTATAAAGGATACATATTTTTGACATGTTTTTTTTGAAAATGAGAGGGGAATTTCATAGGGAATAAGAAATATTTCATTTTCGCTACCTATTTCGCTACTACTTATACAACGATACAATAAACGTTTTCCTATTTTTCCATAGGTTTTTTTATCGAGAATTAACACACCAGTTTTCATTCTTTTGTTTGTTATTTGTTATATTCATTTTTGTAATAATTCTATTTTCATTTTTATCTCTTGAGATAAAATTGAATATTTTTTATGTAAAATAGAACACGTGATATGGAAACGAATTGGACACGAGGCGCATCAATACAAACTAATAATTCGGATAAAAAAAAAGAACCAGATAAAAAAAAAGAATCGGATAAAAGAATAGAACCAGATAAAAAAAAAGAACCCAATAAAAAACAATATTCTTCCCAACAAACAAGTGGTTGGAATTCGCCTTACATTACCATTTTACCCGTAGACCGAACAACTACGGAATTGGTATTCTCCTTACAAAAATTAAAAAAACTGCCTGATTTGTCACGATATGTAAATCTACGTAAATTATATTGTTCCGGCAATTGTCTTGCATTTCTTCCGACTCTTCCGAATTCATTGGAAGAATTGGATTGTGAAGATAATCTGCTTACATCTCTCCCAAAACTTCCTTCCCATTTAAAAAAATTATGGTGCGAGAATAATAAAATTCGAAAATTACCCGATTTACCAAATACATTAATTGAATTGTCGTGTTCCTACAATAATTTAACTACCCTACCCCCACTAACACATACATTATTGGTTCGTATAAATTGTGTATGCAATTATATAAAACAACTTCCGGAATTACCGCCAACATTACTTGTATTTGAATACATTGGAAATAATGAAATATGTGTTCCCGATAAGTATGTGTCCGTTTATCGTAAAATAATGGAACCAGTAACTCCACCAAACACAGAAATTTATATAGGCACAGAATTTGATACAGGCACCGAAACAGAAGCCGACACAAACATAGAATCCGATTTTATATAATAATGGTATAATACTGTCTTTTGTTTTGTTGTTGTTGTTGTTGTTCTTGCTGTTTTTTCCATTTATTTCGAATAAAAAAAATAAAAATACCTATAAAAACAATACCGATAAAACCAATTCCGATAAATTCAACGCCAATAAAATCAATGCCGACATTCTTCTCTATACCTTGGTTTGTTCGGTCTATTTTAATAAATGGCGCAAGCCACGTTTGTTGCATATCTTTTGTAATGCACGATGTATTTGGAGATGTATACGAAAAACAATCGTATGATAATGTAGAGCTATCAGAGAGCTGTATTCGAAATACAATTCCATATTCGTCTCTCCATCTATTTTTCCATTTTGTAAGAGGTATGCCTAACATCCGTATCATTTCTATAATTTCATCGTGTTCCCACACAACAATGACATTCTTTGGTTTTTTAGCTACTATTTCGCGTAAAACGTGTTTCCCCTCTCCAACACAGTGATTCGCATCTACATCCGATGTAAGTTGTAGGGTATCATGTAAAATATGTGACGTTATATACATACGTTCAGAACGTTGCCTACAAAATGGATATTCTTTGTTCCGTCGATACGACGATGTTATAATTATAGGCGGTTCTTGCATAGAAGAAAACGGCGGATAATTTGCCCAATTTCGGGCTCGGTCATATCCTTTTATAGAACAGTCATTTCCAGAATGTGCGTCTTTATCACAATGTCGTATAAACCAAATATCCATATACAATCTTAGGTAAATATCTCTATATATTGGAAGACAATTATATCAATGTCTATACAAATTGTTGTAGCGCATTATAATGAATCACTCGAATGGCTGACTCCTTATACAAATGTTATTATTTATAGCAAAGGAACAACGAATATTCAAGACAGAAGTAATATACAAGACAGAAGTATTTTATTACCAAATGTCGGTAGAGAGGGTCATACATATTATCATCATATCGTGCAAAATTACAATAATTTAGCGGAATATACTATTTTTTTACAGGGAAATCCGTTTGACCACTCTCCAGATATTGTTTCCACTCTTCAAAAATGCGTACAAAATCCATTTTATCTTTCTTCCAAAAAAACGAAATTTGCGTTTATAAGTCAGGTCCATGTAGACACGAATTTATCAGGGTGTCCAGTGCATCCAAATCTGGCGGAAACATTACAAAATGTATATGCGCATATATTTCATAAACGATTAACAGATAAAAAATTTACATTTGCTATTGGCGCACAATTTGTTGTTTCTAAAGCCCGCATTTTATCTCGTTCGCGCGCGTTTTATCAAAATATTGTTCATTTATTAGACCATCATATTCACCCAATCGAAGGATATGCAATAGAACGGTTCCATCGACTTATTTTTATGGGAGAAAATGAACAAGAACATGAATATAAAACACAAAAAATAAGACAAATGCAATTAATTGTTCGATAATTGGTCATGTATATTTTGAAGTAAGTCATATGTGTCTTGTTGATGTTTTTTTATTTGATACACATTTTCCGTCAATATACGCACCTGTGTTTCTAGACAAATAATTTTTTCAGTTAATGATACTAAAGTATGATTTGGCACAATAAGTTCTTTTCTTGAAAAGGATTCTGATGGTTGATTTTTTACAGATGAATTATCCGCATCATTTGGAATTATTTTTGTTTTATTACTTTTTGTTTTATTACTTCCAAAGAAAAAAAACATTATATATTATCGTAATATAATACCTTCTTGCGATTGTTGTATTTTTATATGCGTTTTTAAGTTTTTAATAATTTATGCATCAAATTTGCGTGAATCTGCAAACATTTCACGCAAATGAGCAACAAGTAATTTTTTAAATTCTTTGTTAATTTTTCTACATTTTTCAATTGACATTATGACACGTTCTTTATCTTCTGCTCTCTTTTCAATTTTTTGTTCCATTGACATGATTGGTTTATGGGTTTCTCTATACATTTTATTGTATTGTCTTATGCGTTCTTTTTGTTCTTCGGTTCGAACAACTGGACTACGAACGCGAACTATTGGTGCTTGAATGTGTATTAGTAGTTGTTGCACGAATTCTTGCATGAGGTCTGGTTCTTGTTCTGGTTCTTGCACGGGTTCTTGCATTGGTTCTTGCATTGGTTCTTGCATTGGTTCTTGCACGGGTTCTTGTTCTTGCACATGTTCTGGTTCTTGTCTTTGTAGAACCCGTTCTTGTAAACGGGCTTGTTGTTTTTTTTGGCGAGCTTTTTTTGCAGATTCACGACATTTCAACAAATAATTATTGTAAAGTTCAGGGTCTGAACGTATTTTTGCCTGTTGTCGTTGATAATACTGTTTTTGTTTTATTTTTTTAAGTTCGGCAGTAGAAGTCAAGGTAGGAGTAGATGTAGGAGTCGAGGTAGGAGTAGATGTAAACATTTCATCTACAAGTTGTGCGATGTTTTGTTGAACGTGTGTCATTTCTTTTGTCTTTATGTGAAAGAATTTCTTAAAAAAAAGATTTTCAATTTTTTCTGCATCGGTTTCATCACAGAATGCGCCACGCCCCCACTATTGGGTGTACAGAATCAGATAAAATTGATAATTTTATTTTTTGTTTAACAAATAACATAATAAAATAATAAAATGACCGAATTATCACCCCTATTGAACCCGAACAAATTAATTTGTTTAAAAAATAAACATATTGTAATAATCAATTATGATTATTCCGATAATAATGAAATATATGGTAAATTAAAGGCAATTTCGAATGTATGTGACGTATACCATATTAAAGCGGAAGATGATTTTAGAAAATTGTATGTTGCTTTACGTAAAGCATACGATATTATTATTACTATTATAAAAACAAATATTTGTATTTATGAGATATTTCCGTTGGATAATTTATCGGATAACACGGATTGTGATAGTAAAACATGGATTGAAATGGATGAGATTTGTTATATATGTGGTACTGCATAATGTATCATGTAAATTTAACAATAATATGCACGTGTTCTTTTTTAATGGTTTTTAATGCCGATACACTCAATTCTTGTCGTTTTTTTCTCGTTTTATTGTTGTCATCATCGGTTTCTCGGCGTTTCACTGTGCTATTCCGACTATTCATATCAATTAAAATACTGTCGTAATTTGCTTCAATATATTCTAAAATTTGGTTCTCAATAGCCCATTTAAAAAAACACATTTGTCCAACGGTTGTTATAAAATCCATCATTTCCAATCGTGGACCTCGCGAAAATACATCGAACATTTCTTTACTGTATCCTTTTAATTTAAGTTTGTATTCATTATGAACTTTAAACCGATACGAATTAGTACCTCTATTTTTTAGCACATAAATTGTATAATATTTTTTTGAAAAATTTGTTACAAACCAATCAATAATTCGTAATGAAATGCGAGATTCACCACAAACCGCCGTTTTTAATATATCAATGTGGTTATGATCACTCATATAGAATTCCATTAAACTTTGTAGTAATAATCCGCTTTGACTTTGAATTCCCATGTAGTCCTCTGCCGTAACAACATCGTCTTCTTGTTCTTTTTCTTGTCTGTATTGGTCTTTTTCTTGTCTTTGTTCTTTTTCTTGTCTGTATTGGTCTTTTTCTTGTCTTTCCGTTGTTTTTATTCTTAACGATTCCGTCATTATATAGATGAAAGGATTGATATTTAAATTGTTTTACACCTTTTTTCATGAAAAAATGGTAATATTCAGTCTTTTGTTTATTGTCGTAATAACTTGTCGTAGACCGTGTCTCCCAAAAGGAGGGAGCTTAGCGACCGACGCAATTTGGGAGACGCATAATGACGAAAACCTTAGAGAGGTCGAGAGATGATAGATTCAATTGCCATATTTGGTTGCTAAAATAATCTCTCTATTATATAAAACATGGTTGCTGGAAGTATGTTGCCTATAACATTTACACCAAATGGAAAACTATTATTTCTATTCGGTAAAGAAAATGCAATGGAAGATTCTGCAAAAGGATGGTCCGATTTTGGAGGAGGTAGTGAAGGAAATGAAACCCCCTTTGAAACTGCTTTGCGAGAGGGAGGTGAAGAAATGACATTTTTTTTAGGAGACGGAGAAGATTTACGTAAAAGAGTTCTTGAAAAACATAGTGGTGGCATTTTTCCACTGGTTCATGATACCTATCATTTTCATTTATTTTATATTCCATATGACGTTTTTCTTCCTGAATATTACAACAACAGTCATCGTCATTTATGGAAACATATGGATAAAAATGTGCTAAACAAATCAAGACTCTTTGAAAAAATAGAAATTGACTGGTTTTCGCCGGAAAACATACATGACCGAATGAAAGAATTTCGTGGATTCTTTCAAGAAAAAATAGTATATGTTTTATCCAAATTACCCGAGATTAAATCGCATTTTAAAAATCAAAAGAAACTGGCACGAAAAAATTATGAACATTCTCGATTTAGACAAACCAGAAAAATAAGACAAACCAGAAAAATAAGACAAACCAGAAAATAAGAAAATACATAAATAAGAAAAAACAATGATGTAATAATAATGTTATTAAATCATATTTTATATATTAATTTAGAGCACCGAATCGACCGTAATGCGCATATTCAAACCGAGTTTCGTAAATTAAATGACGTTCAGGGACAACGAATAAATGCGGTTAAACATAAAGTAGGGGCTATTGGATGCACGTATAGTCACATAAAATGTTTAGAATATGCAAAACAGCAACAATGGCAGTATGTAGTTATTTGTGAAGACGATGTAACCTTTACAGACCCATCTACATTTTTATCAAGTCTCTCTAAATTTGAACAATATTTTCATACAGATGCAGAAGCAGAAGCGAACCAGCCAATACAACCTTTATGGGATGTGTTAATTATTGGCGGAAACAATTGTCCGCCATTTGAACAATATAATGGAATTGATTATTTTTGTAGAGTGTATAACTGCCAAACCACGACATGTTATGTAGTAGCATCTCATTATTATGATACACTTATTCGAAATTTTAAACAAAGTGTGTTCATGTTGGAAAAACAGCCAAACAATCATCGTCAATATGCATTGGATATATATTGGAAACAATTACAGAAAACAGATGTTTGGTATATGTTGACACCATTAACGGTAATACAATATGAAAATTATAGTGATATTGAAAAAAAAACAGTAAATTATCGAAATTTACTTTTGGATTTGGAGAAACCGTGGTTAACGGCATTAATGGCAAAACAATCCAAATAATGGGATTATCCAGTGCGGTTTTTCTTGTTGGTTTGTGTTTTTGTTCCTCCCAACACCCGTTTTGTCATCATACAAAGTCCTTCACATTCAAAATTTTGTTTCAGATAAAAAGGAACTGCTTCCGTAACCGACCCCAATGTAATATTTTTTATTTCATCGGCTTTACACAATTCGGTCAATGCTTCTATCATATATGCACCAATGCCATTCATTTTTTTGAGAGAACATATTACATCAACTACCAATGCACTGTCTTTTTCATTACGCAATATGGTAGAAAATCCACAAAAATAACCGTCTAAAACAATCACAAGAATTGCATCCGAATCAATAAACGATTCTAATACATATTCCTTACGTAATCCTTTACACATATTTCCTTCACTAATAAATTCACGCAACTGAATATGCATTTCATCGGTTTTTAACGCAATATGCCATTTATCTGGGGTTAGTGTATTTCGTATTTTATCTATGGTTATTTGTTTGTTGAGAGGGCAAAAATATAGATGACATTCTATTGACATTGTATATATGTAAGTGACGAAAAGTTCCAATAAAAAATTGAATTTAAAAAATAAAAAATAAAACATACATATAAAATTATGACAATGTTCGTAAAAGAAAAAACAAATGTTCAAATTATTGAGGAACTTCATATTTTACATGCGCTAACTTCATATATAAAAAACAATGGATTTAAATCTATTCATAATGTTTGCTATTTACCAAACGGGGATTTATCGGAATTTACATTTTATGTAGACGATTTAACCATGTTGTATTTTATAGAAACCCAGCACTGTTTGGAGTATATTCGAAAAACATTTCCCAAAAATAAATTCGTTCATACCATACGATTTAATCATAATTTAGATGAATTAAATGTATTTTGGAAATACAATGGAGGACGAGGGCTTATTCGCAATCCATATTCATCAAATAACATAAAGATATAATTACGTAAAATGTGTATGTATCTGTTATTAAATTATGAACACTGTATAGTTCCATCTTCGGTCATTTTGCCGATTCATAGAATGGGAATTGAAGTATTTTTTTGTGAAGAGGAGGGCGAGAACACCCAAATAAAAACAAATGAGCCGGATATTTTTATACAATTTCAGGGGAATTTGTATAATTATGATTCAGCGGAAATAGCACGAATGTATAAAAAATATGGATTTGACTACATGATACGTATGTTACGTGGCGATTTTGTGTTTTTTTTACTGGATTATAATTCAAAAGAATCTTATAGTAAACTTTGGATAGGAGTAAGTTCGTCTGAATACTGCACATTCAATAACGAGAATGGACATTATATTTTTTCTACATCGTCTTCTTTTTCTTTACCGTCTTCTTTTTCTTCTTCGTCTTCTTCTTCTTCATCGGAACAACATCCCACTTCGAGCTATAGTGAATTTCAGTTACATAATAAAGTCTCTGCTCAATGGCAATGTATTACATATGGACATCCATATTGGCAACCGCCTCAACCTTCAATCTGTTGTAATATGGATATGGATATATATCTTCAATCTATTATTAATAAACAATGCAATTATGTGTATAAACAGGGAATATATGCATTTGTTTGTTGCCCAAGTTTAATTTTATTTGTAAGAAATTGGATATTATCATTACGACGAGAAAACAATGAAACAAAAACAAATAAAACAAATGAAAAAGAACAAGAAGTAGAATATTTGCCAATGATTCGTATGATGGATTCAATTCGTAGAACCGAAGTATTTGCATTATTCAGTGATATAGGAAATGATTTACTTAGTGAGGAGAAAGAAGTGCCTCAGCAACAACAACAACAACAACAACAACAACAACAAATAAAATATGTAGACGTGCATGAACGACATATAAGAATGTCAAATAAATTAAAATGTCAGAATTATGAAAAAATAAAATCCGAACTAAAACAACGGCATAAAAATTCGTATATTATGACACCCTATTTGGATACAGATTATTTGTGTAAATTATTTGAGAATATGTCGGAATAATATAAAAAAGTCAGCTATACGAATAAAATTCATATTATATATATATAATAAATATATATGTCTTCGGTTATTTTTTTAGATAAGAATTACAATTCAATAACGTTTAGTCGGGACTCTCTTATTATTCAGGAAGATGATACGATAGAAACGGTCAAACGCAAAATAATTTATGTAACCAATCATTCGGAAAAACCAAAAATATGTTTCGAAGAATTGTATTTGTTTCACAAGGTGCCATTTTTAGTAGAACAACTTCCGACCATTTACCGTATTTTGTCAAAAGATGATACCGTTGAAATATCGGCACGCGTATTTCAACAATTTATGCATAATCTATCTATTTATGTGGATATTCATAATGTGGGCGATTTATCCACTTATGAAATGTTTTATGACGCTTTCGACCGCCAACCGAAATCAAAACAAATTTTTCGAGATATACCTCTCGGATTTGAAATGGGGGCAATGAATTTTATTTTTCCAGTGAATCCGATAAATTCCGTAAAAACATCGCAAACCGTGTTTGACCAATTTGACCAAAAACTTATGTTTGAATTTAATTGGAAAGAGGGCGACGATATTTTCGTATGTCTCGCGCGAAATGAAGATTCTTTTTATCCCATGTATTATCCACATTTATATGTATTTAAAACATTTCAGGATTTTCAATATGCTCTCCCCAAATTAATTGAAAATACGCGCGACAGCGAACCGTTTTTTGACCAATACACGCACATCTCCTCCTATTATGATAAAAAAGAACCCTCTATTAAATCTTCGGGTATATCCAAATTTACGCTTTTTATGTTACCTGAAAAAGGACACATATCCCCCCCGTTAGAAGTTGTGTTTAAGAATATTCATGCAACGCCCACGATTCCTTTTATCGAATATCGTTCAAGTATTATGTCAACAAATATATTTCGATTGTATTGCGATAAAAAATCGATGGACGGGAAACTGATTCCGTCGATAGAAACAAAAGAACTTTTAAAAATAGTCCGCACTATTTCGAAAAATAAATATATTAGTGGTATTGATACATCTATTATTGGAAAACGTTCCGATAAAATCACTCTGTATATAGTGTCCGGACATATGGAATTGTATTTGGATTTCAAATCAAATGGTGTTATTACTGTATATTCTGAAAATGTCACACCTCTATTGGAATTTGCCGAATTGCATGAATTATTACAAACGATTGTTTCTCCCGTAATACAACAATTAAATCAAAATTTATCGAGTATGGGATTTTCAATTCCTCATCCAACCTCATTTCATGAAACGCCCTCTGTATATTACAAACATATTACGTATGCAATTACGACACAAATGACAAAAAATAATGTTGTGCAACTGCATAAACAAATACAATGTCCGTCACCTATATTTGATTTTTTTGAAAGTTCATTAAACCAAAATCAATACAAACATGCAGAATTACGATATATACGTGTGTCAGAGTATCAACGCATGAACCCCGATTTAATTTTAGTTGTTCAGACGTTGGAGAGATTGGGAATTAACTCTCCCGATTTGGAGACAAAGATAGTTCAAAAATTAATGGACAAATTTCGTGATTTTACGGAAGAACATGCGAAAAGGGTGTTTACTGAGGGGGTTTCATGGTTTGCGGAAGGACGTGGAATAGATCATGCGGGATTTTTAACAATGATGGATGTGGACTTGCGGAATGAACTAACTGTGACAGTAGAAGATATTTCATCGTTAAAATATTTGTCGACAGTTAAGAAATATGTATCTGGAGTTATTGAAGATACCATTGAAGGGGTGGATTGTTTTTCGGCAAATACACAAAATATAGTATTACCCGTTCTCCCTATTGATAATGAATCGCCTGAAAAGAAAAAATTATCAGAAGCGGAAGAAGAAAAAGAATTATCGGGAGAATTATCAGAAGAAAAAGAATTATCAGAAGAAAAAGAATTATCGGGAGAAAAAGAATTGGGAGAAAAAGAAATATCAGAAGAAAAAGAATCATCGAAAGAAAAATCAGAAGAAAAAGAAAACGAATCGTCATCTAAAAATAAATCGTCGTCCGACAGTATTAAAAAACCACAGAATTTGTTTTTATTAAACGATGATGAGGATGAATATATTTATGAAGATGAAGAAGAGGATGAGGAAGAGGAATCCACACCAGAACAGCCAAAAGAAAAAGAAAAGCCCAAAAATAAAGAACAGCCCAAAGAAAAAGAACCACTCCTCTCCTCTTCTCTACAAGAGACTTCGTTACCAGAGACTTCGTTACCAGAGACTTCGCAACCAGTGCAACAAAATATGGCTATTAAAAAAAATACGAAAGCCTATGATATTAAAAATTATTTTCTGAAACGATTAAAAAAACAAGAACCTATATTATTTGAAGACAGTGTGGATAAACGCTATAGCGGTTATTCGACGATTTGTCAGTCCATGCGCCAACCAGTTATTTTAACAAAAGCCGAAAAAGAACATATTGATGCCACATCTGGAAGTGCCAGTTACAACAATCATGCATTAGAATATGGAACGGATGCGGACAATCCATATTATTATATTTGCCCCCGATATTGGTGTATGAATGAAAATCGAAGCATGAGTGAAAAAGAAGCAAAAAGTGGAGTGTGTGGAGGAATTATGAAAACCACGGACAAAGTAAAAGAAATGAAAAACGGGAACTTTGTGTATGAATTTAAACGACAAGATAAAAGCGGTAATTATATTGAGAATTTCCCCGGGTTTCTCTCAACCACCGAACGTTCTCCCTATAAAATTCCCTGTTGTTTCGTGAAAACGCACGAACAAAAACAGGAACATCGAAAACAAAAAGAAGAACGCGAGCAACAGCAAAGCCAACTTGAAAAATTAGCCATCAACCAAAATGAATATATAAGTAATGCATTTCCGTTGGAATATGGTCGATTTGGATATCTCTCACCTTCTCTCGAAATGTTTCTCCAAATTCAAAGAACCGATTTCACCCAAAAACGTAAAATGCAAGGAAATATTCCGCCGATTCTTTTACGATATGGAATGCAACCACAACAGTCGTTTCTTTCCTGTTTTTGTGAAATATATGACGTGTTGCAATTGCGAAAAAAAATCCAGAACAATCCAGAAAAAAAAGACGAATTTATGGAACATAGTGTTTCCACATCATTGTCGGATATGATTGCGATTCTCGCGAAATATATTACGATTGATTTATTTTTAGTTATGCATAACAGTTCTCTTGTGGCGACGTTCGCACCGTTAAATCCGGATTATGCGTCCATTGATATTGACAAATACCGAGAAAGTCAATTTTATCAACGATTGTCATCGGATTATTTTACGGATGCACAAGAAGATTTTGCGAGATATACAATTGCATCATATGAAAATTTTATCGCGTATATAGTAGAACCGTCTATTGTAAAAGACCATACATTTTTATGGGATATATTTACAACACAAATACCCGAATTGATTCCGTATCCTATAAATTTAATTATTCTTGAAGTTGTGAAACACGACAGTCGGGAATTGGTTCGCGTTATCTGTCCGACAAATTCATATTCATCAAATGCACTGTATGATGAAACCAAGGAGTGTGTTCTTTTATATAAGGAAAATGATACCTATGAACCTATTTATATTTATGAAGAAAAACAAAATGAAACAAATAAACGATTGCATCAAATCACCGTCACAAAAACATTCGTATTAAATGAAATGGACGTGAAATACAAAACATTATTGCGCATGAACACGTTAACGGATGTATTGAAAAAGGTGCAACATTATCAACAAACCCAATGCACCTCAGTTCCAAGTTTATCTGTGGCAAAATTCATCCGTAGTAAAAACCCGACAGATTTGTATGATATTTTAATACAAGGAAATAGGTGGCACATGCAAAGCCAAATTGTAAATTACCAGTCGAAAGTAATCGGGTTTATGGTGCACGACAACAACAGTTCGACCAGTCCTTATCAATTTATTCCGTGTTTTCCGTCATCGCCTATTTCGCAAATTACAAATATACAGTCGATGGACACTCCCGAACTTTGGAATTCGTATTGGGATACAATAGATATATTAAAACAGATATACACCTTTCATAAAACAGAAATAAATAGCGTTACCAAAAAATCCCAACACAAAGTTCCGTGCAAACCGATATATGTAATTGCGCATAAAAATACGGATACGGATACATATATTGTGTCGGGAATATTAACGGAAACAAATCAGTTTATTCAAGTGCAACCGGAGCCATATACAGACGCCATGTTAATTGACGGAATTCAATTTATGGATGGACAGAATTCGTTAGATATAGATAGAGAAATTGCCGTTAAACTCCATGAAGACCCAGACCGATTGCGGATGATTCGAAATATTGAATGGGAAAATATGTTTTATACGGCATTTTATACATCTATGCGTATTTTATTAAATGACTATAAAAATCGCACGTATCGTAATAAAATTATACAATTAGTAGAGAGCAAAAAATACGTATACAATGATAAAATAGAATGGTTACGTAATTATTTGTATCAAGCATCAAAACGTGAAATTGGATTTGAACTCACCGTGGATTTCTCTCAATTACCTATTCCGGAATCGTTTTCTTCTTCATCGTTTTCTTCTTCATCAGCATCATCTTCTTCATCAGCATCATCTTCTTCATTATGTGAAATAGACCAAGAAACGGGACGTTGCCGACTTTTAATACCAAAACAAAATCTAATGCATTCAGAAATGGACAATAAAACATATTATTATACACGTCTCGCAGATGAATTGATACGATATGCACGAATTCGCATGTATATGTTGGAAAATGCAATCAATCTCTCTAATATTGAATACCAAATTCGGGACAATGAATTGGTGATGATGGAAACACTTTTATTTGGAACAAATACATCATCCACCACCTATTTCACAAATATACATGTATTTCATCAAAATAATTATGTTCGAAATATGTCGTATGATATGGCGGAGCCGATGATTCATGATGCATTTACCTATCCTTCCATTAAAGTATCTGATTTTCGCAATAAACAACAAGGAACAAATTATATGGCACAGTTAGAAATTGAATGTATCGACAAACGTGAAAAAATAAAGGGTAACGCAAAATCGGTTTGGGTTCGACATTTTACATTATTGGGCGAAGAATTGTTTTTCAAATACGATACTCCCGCATGTTCCTTCCACGTAATACGATATATTATGAATGATATAAACAAAGACAATAATATGGTATTTTCTATAGACGATATAAAACAGGAATTAATTCGCGGATACGAAAAGATAGATACGGGTCTTTTACAAAAGATACAAATTGTTTGGAAGACCGATAAAACCATGACGACGGTATTAAAGAAAAAAATAGATATGGAATACATTACGTCGCGCATAGTAGGAGCGGATTATATCTTTACCGATATTGATTTATGGATTTTAGCAACCGCTAAAAATCTACCCATTGTTTTGTTTTCCGTGTATGGATTAAAACAACTATTTCATAGTGGAACGGGATTTGGAGAGACATCGTGGGGGAAAATGTTATGGTTAGTATTGTCGGGAGATATACAGAAGGGATTTTATTTTGTGCGGTCTCCTGCTCCATCGACATATACAGTTCCAAATTATAGTATAATTACAAAAACGAATGGCTCTCTATTTTCAATTCCACAGGAATTGTTAGATGAAGGAATTGAAAAAGAAACGATTCCTTTAACGGAATTTTTGGCAAAACCGATATAAGAACAAATAATAATAAAATGATTTTTGAGGGAAAATTAATGACACGGAAGAAGTACAACCAATTAAAAATATTTATATTGTTGGAATAATCAATTAACTTCTCTCGAAAATCTTCCTCCCAATTTACGAGAATTACATTGTGACAATAATCAACTGACTTCTCTCGAAAATCTTCCTCTCACTTTACAACAATTACATTGTGAAAATAATCAACTGACTTCTCTAAACAATCTTCCTCTCACTTTACAACAATTACATTGTGACAATAATCAACTTACTTCTCTAAACAATCTTCCTCTCACTTTACAACAATTACATTGTGAAAATAATCAACTGACTTCTCTAAACAATCTTCCTCTCACTTTACAACAATTACATTGTGACAATAATCAACTTACTTCTCTCGAAAATCTTCCTCCCAATTTACGAAAATTATATTGTAATAATAATCAACTCACAAGGCTCGGCTTTCGAGGGAGTGATAACGACCGATTAGAGTCCGCCTTTGGCACTTCTCTTGACCGCCTTCCTTCCAAGTTACAAGTATTATGCTGTAGCACGAATCAACTAACTTCTATTGACCATCTTCCACCCAATTTACAATTATTCAATTGTCAAAACAATCCAATTTATATGGAAATGTATGATTTTAATTTTGAACTTTCTGTAAAAACGATTGAACAATACAATGAAATGAAACGAATCGACAATTTGGAAAAAGAATGTTGCCCTTTATTGAAATAATCCACACATAAATTTATATGCCAATTACATTTTTGTGAATGCACGCCAAGAAAAATTGAAAGGCAATCAACATAAATATACATTAAAAATATAGTATATGCATAACAATGCCCCCTATCATTCCTTTTTAAAGTCACATACAACCAAAAAGGAATTCACCGACAAGCCCTCAACAAATACCCGTATTGGAAATAAAGATAAGGATATATACGGTGGTAATTACCATATTAATGACCAAGATTATTCCACCTTTATTGAACTATATCACGCCCATGTTTTTGAACAAGGGAACAAAGAATATTTGACAGAAGCTCAACATATTCATGGAGGAGGACCTTTGCTCGTGGATTTGGACCTTCACTTTTCACTTGATATTAAAGAACGACTGTACACAAAAGACCACATTGACGATTTGATAGACACATATTTAAAAGAACTAAAATCCGTTTATACATTCGATGCAAATACAAAATTTCCGGTGTATGTGCTTGAAAAGGCACATGTAAATCCTGTATCTGAAAAAAATATGACAAAAGACGGAATTCATCTTATATTTGGTTTAGGAGTTGAACATCGTCAGGTGCATTTATATATTCGTGATAAAATTGTTACGGAATTAAGTAACATGTGGGAAGATTTGCCTATTATTAATACATGGAAAGATGTCGTTGACGAGGGAATTGCACACGGAACCACAAATTGGCAAATGTATGGTTCGCGCAAACCAGACCACGAAGCATACACACTTACATATATTCACGACATCACATTTGACCCTTCCGATTCAGAATTTATGCGCCGGTGTAGGGCAGTTACAGGTATCGTATCTATTGATGAATTAAAACAAATGTCCGCAAGAAACAAAGTATTATACAATCCTATATATCGACCAAGTTTTATTGAAAATTATTTGGTAGCTTCCTCCACAACCGCCCCTCATAAATCCTCCGCTTCCAGAAATACGTCATTAACAAATAAAAAGACGAGTCCATTTATCCAAAATCATTTGACTGCACTCTTTTCAGTAACGTGTCGAGACGAATTAAAACGAGTCGTGGATGAATTGCTGGCGGATTTAGAACAATCCCGAGAATATGATTTAATTGATACATTTAATTATACGATGATTCTACCTCCCGAAAAATATTGTGTTACGGGAACATACGACCGTCGTATGCGGGTAGGTTGGGCATTGAGAAATATTGATGATAGGATGTTTATTGTTTGGATATATTTATTATCACTTCGACCCGATTTTACGTATCCAACAAGCATACAAAATTATTATGCCGAATGGTTGCAATTTGATATGAATAGACCCGATGGATTAACACAACGTTCTATTATGCACTGGTCGAAATCTGAAAATGAGGCGGAATTTACAAAAATTCGAGACAATTCCGTCAGTAAATATATTCATAATTTAATAAAAAATCCCGATAGTGGTGATGTAAAAACTGCCGAACTTTTATTTCATTTGTTTAAAGACGAATATGTGTGTGCCAGTATTAAAGGTAAAATATGGTATCGATTTTGCAATCATCGCTGGGCAATTGATGAAACCGGCACTACATTACGTAGTAAAATATCCGGACAATTACACGAATTATTTGCAGATATTCATCGTGCCGAGTCGACTCGTGTTGCCGAAATTAAAGATAACGAAGATGAAAAAAATCGACAATTAAAAAAATTAGCAAAAATGGCGAAAATACAATCCTCTCTGTGTTCTACTTCAAGTAAAAATAATGTAATGACAGAAGCAATGGAATTCTTTTACGATAGTCACTTTTTGGAGAAAATGGATTTAAATCCCTATTTACTCTGTTTCACAAATGGAGTTATTGATTTTAAAGAAACGGACAACGAAGGATATTTTCGTCCGGGACGACCCGAAGATTGTATTACAAAAAGCACCGGTATTACGTATTTGTCTGATAAAGAAGTATCAACTCCAAAAGCCATGCGAATTATGGATGAAATTCGTCTATTTATGCGACAATTGTTTCCGATTGAAGATTTACATACATATATGTGGGAACATTTGGCTTCTATTCTTATCGGTATTGCTGCGAATCAAACCTTTAATATGTATATCGGACATGGACAAAACGGTAAATCCGTGTTGATGGATTTAATGTCTAAAATCTTGGGAGAATACAAAGGAAGTGTTCCGTTGCGAATGGTTACAGGGCGAAGAGCGGAGGTCGGTGGATTAACTCCTGAATTAGTTGAATTAAAAGGCACACGGTATGGAGTGATGCAAGAAGCGACCAAAGGCGATAAAATCAATGATGGTATTATGAAAGAACTTACCAGTGGAAAAGACACAATTCAATGTCGAGCTCCCTATATGACAAATACCTTAAAATATTTACCGCAATTTAAACTGGCTATTTGTTCCAATGAACGTCTTGAAATTGGCGAGGCGACTCACGGAACATGGAGACGTATTCGTGAAGTTCCATTTCCGTCTCTTTTTACAGAGAATCCCGTTCAGGGAGATCCATTAAAACCATATCAATTCAAATTGAATTTAAAGATTGATGAAAAATTCGATGAATGGAAAGAATATTTCATGTATATGTTGGTGAAAGTTGCGGTACGAACAAAAGGATTGGTGGAAGATTGTCCAACGGTTATGGGTGCAAGTAATGCATATCAACAAGCACAAGATGTGATGGCACTGTTCTTTAAAGAAAAAATAGAGAAATTGCCGAACTCGCCCAAAGTGAAATTAAGCCAGACGCAGTTGAGAGATTGTTTTAAACAATGGTTTATTAATTTATACGGTGAAAAAAATGTGCCAAAACCGATGGAATTATACACACGATTTGAAAAAGAATATGGCAAACCGGAAAACAATATTTGGAAAGGTATCGGAATTATTATGGTTGAAACGGAAGACGACGAGGATGAAACATGCGATATTGCGAATGATTTTTAGAGGGAACTGTATCTTAGATGGAACTGTCTCTTAGATGGAGCTGTCTATCCTACTAAACGTTTCATAAATTCGTCTATTTTTAATGTAGTGCAATAGGTAATACACTGATGAATTAGTTTAGCGGGGACAAATTGTCGGTCAATAATCAATTCTTTTTGTTCATTTGTCATACAACAATCGAAATACTGTTCAATAATGGCAATGGCATCACATTTACGCAAATTTTGAAACTCATACAATGTCAATCGCATGGACCGGTAAATAGATGCGTCTAATTGTTCTTTGTAATTGGTTGTTCCGATAATAACAAGACCGTTGTAATTTCCAATTCCATCCAAAATACTCAACACTTTACTAATATCTATTTTTGTATCGTTCTTGTCCTCATTCTGGTTTTGGTTCTCATTCTGGTTTTTGTTCTGGTTCTGTATTTTCATAAAACACTTATCCATAAAACACTTATCCATAAAACACTTATCCACCGATTCGGAAAAATCACTTACGGGAGATTGTTCGCCACTAATACTTCTATTGTGATTTTTTAATCCAACTTCCATTTCATCAAATAACAATATTAATTGTTCTTTGGTAAATTTAATTCCGTTAATTTCTGTTTTATTAATAATATTTTCAAGTTCAGATTGGGTTTTTATGGCACTAAAATTAATCTCCATAATGTGTCGTTTATCATGCAACGCCATTGCCACTACGGACGATGTTTTTCCAGAACCAGACACACCACTAAATAAAAACCCCAATTTACGTTTTAATCCACGTTTTTTATAGAATTCTTTGTTTTTCAACAGGTCCAATTGTTTTTTGAAAACATCCGAATGTTCATTGTGTATGTGGTCAAACGTTTCATATAACTCTTCTGTGGGACTCGACAAAATTTTAGATATAAATGTATTGTTTCCTGAATACACAAAATGATAGAGAGCTGGGTCCACATTTTCTATATTTATTTTTATTTTCGTAAATTCGGAAATCATCTTTTCTGTAAACTCATGTAATATTTCGGCGGATTCACATCGGAGAGAATAAATCACATTGGTCGATGGTGTTTGATACATGGATACCTTTTGGTCTTTTTCCGGTATACGAGCGATATTCAAATGAATTGTATTGGTTTTATTATAGGTTATTTTATGATGATATAAATTTCCTATTTTATATAGCAGTTTTTTCTCATAAAACCAATATCTATCAGAGGAACCATTGCTTAATTTTGAAATTGTAATCGGGTTTATATTACATGTGTGGACCAAATAATAATTTAATGCAATAATCGGATAACAATAATCTATCATTTCTGTCAAACGACCTCCAAAAGCTCTTCCTGTATTACCACCATCAAATCCTTCATATCCTTCATATCGCATATAGGCTTGTTGGTAAATACACATCTCGGAATCGTATTTTTGTTGAATCATTTCCATAAATTCATTGAATTGTTTTTTATTTTTCGAATAAATATTACATGTGTATCCACTGGTATTTGTATGGTAATCTGATGCATATCCATATCCAATTGTAATAAATACATCAGGAACAATTTCATAATAAATACACATAAATCGGGATTTTGCATATATTTCGTCGGATTTTTCTTCCGCTGTTTTCATTTGTGTGTCTAATGTTCCTTTTGCTACAGAAACCGTTGAACTAACTTGTATTTCATTTTGAATGAGTTGTTTATGAACCATTTTGAACTCGTTTGATATGGGAATCAAAGGGTCTTCTTTTTCGTGCAGGTATAGGATTTCATATATTTTCGGTTTGTCGGACATATATTTTTTCAACATTTCTTGCTCTAGTTTGTCTAATTCTCCTCGTTTTAGAGTTGATTTTATCGATATGGAACAGTTTCCAATATCATCGCGAACAACGATTTTTACAGAAATACCTTTCAATGCAGAAATAGGAATCCAATTTTTATGGGAACTTTGTATAATTTGCGTTATATGTTTGTAATGTATATTTTGATTTGATAAATTCATACGCATGGTTATTTCAGGTTGATTTAACAGAAAATCATTCCACATATAAAATGCAATCGAGCTTCTCATATCATTGTGATATGAGTATCCAAAACATTCTTCCGATACATGAAACAATGAAATGGTTGGAATATAACTGTATTTGATACATAGAGCTATTATAGAACAAACGATACAAATAATAATAACTGTTACGTCATTTATATTTTGGAGAATTTTTGTTGTAAATTGACCCAATATGAGTGTGATAATCATGTTATATTCATTACCGAGTGCAACCCCCGCCAAAATATTTGCACTCCATAATGGAGTCAAACTATTTATAGCGGATGAAAACGATTTCATAAAAGTAGATTGTTCGGGTGTAGTCATATTTTAGGAATTTGAATAAAAAATATGAAAAATAGAATTCAATTTTGCTCATCAAATAGATTTTATCCAATCAAAGATAAAAATTGATAATTAAAACATAAAACAAATAGATATTATATATTATACGACTTATTATGAAATTCTGTTCTAATTGTGACAATATGTATTATATTCGCATTGACGAAGAAAACGAAAACAAATTATCATCTTACTGTCGAAAATGCGGACATGTGGATAAAGAGGTTGAAAGTGTTTGTGTATTAGAAACCAATACAACCAATACTCAAAATTATAACTACAATATTAATCCATATACAAAACATGATCCAACTCTTCCGCGCGTATATAATATGGAATGTCCGAATGCTCAATGTAAAACAAATGTTATCGGAAAAAATGGAGAGAAAAATCCGGCTGAAATTATTTATGTGAGATATGACGATGAACAATTAAAATACTCATATATTTGCGTAACATGTGATACCGTATTTACAACAACCAATTCATAAGAACCAATTCATATAAATAATAAAAATAATATATTATATGAACGTATCATTAGAACAAATATCTATAGATGTAATCAATTCATTGCAACTGCATAATTTAAATGAAGATTTTTATCACAATTTAACGGGATTTTATGTAATACACCGTATCGACCAAATTAAAAAAGGTAAATACATTCGATGGATAAGGCTTGACGAAAAAAGGCTTGACGAAAAAAGGCTTGACGAAAAAAGGCTTGACGAAAAAAGGCTTGACGAAAAAAGGCTTGACGAAAAAAGGCTTGACGAAAAAAGGCTTGACGAAAAAAGGCTTGACGAAAAAAGGCTCGACGAAAAAAGGCTTGACGAAAAAAGGCTCGACGAAAAAAGGCTTGACGAAAAAAGGCTCGACGAAAAAAGGCTTGACGAAAAAAGGCTCGACGAAAAAAGGCTTGACGAAAAAAGGCTTGATGAAAAAAGGCTTGACATTGATGAAAAAATACCCAAAGACAAAATAACAAACGGGGGAATTGTCACTGATATTGTTGAAACTTCAAATGGAAATATGAATATAAAGTGCAAAAAGGGTGTTCGTTTTTTTCAGGTTTCGTTCCATAATGCTCTTATATTTCAAAAATTAACTCCGGAAGAACAATGTATATTGGTTGCACAACGACTTTTACATACAGAATAATATAGATATATTGTATTATGGTAAATAAACGCCGACGAACCGTCAAACGCAATGCAACCAGACGCAATGCAACCAGACGCAATGCAACCAAACGCAATGCAACCAAACGCAATGCAACCAGACGCACAATATATGGGTCCGGACCGATAATGGATTTACACCCCTATGTTATAGTCGCCTATGAGAACGAAAAACAAAAACAAAAAATTATAACAGCAAATCAAACAACGGTTGGGCATATATTTAGCCCTGATGTTGCGTCAATATTTGGATTATCAACCGACTCCCAAATCAACGGATATTGGGCATTGAAAACACCTGACAATAAATACTTTACAATTAGTGTGCCGGATGGTAAAAACATATTTATTCGCACGGAACAAAAAAATAGCAGTAAAGTTACGAAATTTTTACGAATGAAAGAAATAAATAAAAATATAATATCGTAATATAATGTATAACCAATATGGCAACTTTTCCACAAGACGACCTTGTCGAAAATCTACAATTAGCGAGAACCAACAACATACAAAAATACTGTTCCATCGCAAATTGTCTTAAACAAATTCAATATGTGCCTCTTCAAACGGGAGGAAATGACCCCTCTATTACAAAAGCTATGCGGTTTTCCCAGTATGTGCGAAATCGTAGACAAAATGCATCCACTGTTATTACCGGAAATACGGGAAATGTTTCAACCATAACAACCGGCTATGGAAATAATTCGGGAGGAACATCTATTTTTACATTTCAATCTCATATTTTTTAACCTTTAACGATTTTCTTTTTTTTCTCATTTGCATTTGTTTTCTCATTTGCATTTGCAGATTTCTTCACGACCTTTTCTTTTACAACGGTTGAATTTGTCTCGTTAAGTTCAACTACATATTTGTCGTATTCTGTCATAAAATTCGTCAAATCTCGCGACCACATAGTTTGAACGGTAGTTTCTTTTAATTCCGACAATTGTTGAATTGCCAGAGTTCGTTCCATGATTATTTTATCCGCCTTTTCTTTACTCACTGAATCCATTCGCATTTTTAACAAATATTCATAGGATACAGTCGTTTCTGAATCCACACCTTCCTCTGAATCCACGTGAATCATCGAATCGAATCCCATGGTTGTTAATATACGATAAATATCCGCCTTTGTTTTTTTACGCAAATCCAATTCACCATCTAACAACGCCAGAATATACCGAGCCCGATTTGACAGAATAATCAAGTCATGTTCCAATTGTTTTATTTGGTATGCCTTTCTCTCCATATATGTGTGCAATCGCACTTCAATGAACTCATCTAAAATTTCATTCACATGGTTGTATTTTCGCAAACGTCCTTTAGAGTCAAACATGTGCATGTTTGTCGTTGATACAGTAGTCGTTAATTTCAATAGTTTTTCAATGCCGTTGATTCCCGTCTTTGGATCGACTTGTGCCAATAATTCTTCTATTTTTCCCGCTATAAACTCAACGGTAAAATTCACAATTGTATCGGTATGATTTTCGGTAAAATCTTTTATGAATGTTGGAATGGATTTACCGTCTTTATCTTTTCGCGATGTGTCACATAATTCGGTTAATATATTTTTCGCCGTATCGGTCCACATCCCAATCGGTAACTCGCTAATACGAATGACTGTATCCGAAATAACCGAATATGTGCCTCGAATAAGATATTTATCGGCACTCACTTCAACCACGGTTCCTTTGAATCCGTGATAATAGGGAGATAGTTTTTGTTGTGGTATTTGTTGTGTCGGTGTTTGTTGCGTCGGTATTTGTTGCGTCGGTGTTTGTATCATTTCTTGTAAATACAATGCAATTTCTCTTGGATTATAAGGTAAAATAGTCGTCGAATATGCCGTGCCAATTCCGTCCGACCCGTTAATTAGTGCCATCGGTAAAATGGGCACATAAAACTCGGGTTCAATCGATTGACCGTCATCCTGCAAATACCGCAACACGGCATCGTCGGATTTCGGAAAAATGGTTCGCGCAATTTTAGATAAATGTGTAAAAATATATCTCGGTGAAGCTGCGTCTTTTCCGCCCATAACTCGCGTTCCAAACTGACCTGCGGGAAACAATAGCGCAATATTGTTTGAACCGACAAATGTTTGTGCCATATTAATGATAGCTCCTTGAAGACTTACTTCACCATGATGATATGCCGCATGTTCGGATACATAACCTGCAAATTGCGCAACTTTAATATCGGATGTTAAATTACGCTTAAACGCCGAATACAGAATTTTGCGTAGCGACGGTTTAAGTCCATCGACGATACTGGGTATCGACCGAGCACAATCTTCAATACTAAAATCAATCAAATCATGGTCGATAAATGTCTCATATGTTACACGCGTTTCATTTGTATTAATAAATTGTGTTTTATCATATTGCCCTAACCATAATTTACGGTCGTCACTTCGTTTATCATTAAACGCCTTGTCAATACTATCGTCACTAATAACAGGAGTATAAATATAATCCACGTATTTTTTATTCGCAAAATACTCGCGAAATTCTTCGGCGGTAGACGTCCCCAATCCTTTGTAATATTTTATTTTCCATTGACTATTACTATTGTTACTTTGTTCCCATTCTCGGTATTCTCCGTCATTGTAGAAGGATAGCGTTTTATGTCCCGTCCGACTTGCGCGTAGAATGGGAGTCAACATATAAGATAAAAATCCGTCTAACTGAACTAATGATGCCCACTGACTATGAAATAAATTAATAATAAGACCTTTAATATGAGAACCATCTACATCGGCATCGCATAAAATCATAATTTTACTATAATTCAAATATTTATAGACATCTTCCCATGTAGAATAGGTGCGTCCATTTTCTAAACCAAGAATGAGTTTCAATTCGGATATTTCTTTATTATCTCCAATCTTTTTCGCATCGGCTTTACGCACATTCAATACTTTTCCTTTCAATGGATAAATGCCAATATAATCATGGTCTTCTTGCGAAAGTCCCGACATAACACCGGACTTTGCCGAATCTCCTTCACATAAAATAAGAACGCATTTTTTCGATTCTTTTGTTCCCGCAAATGAAGCCGAAATGTATTTTTCCAATCGCACACGAGTTCCCTTTTTTCCGTCGGTAGTTTTTGCAATTCGTTTATTTTCTTTTACTTGGGTAATCGAACAGGCTTGGTCCATGATGCCGAGTTTGGCGACTTTTTCAATAAATCCGTCACTAATAACACACGACGACCCGAATTTGGAAATAGGTGTATCCATGTATTCTTTTGTCTGGCTATTAAATGCCGGATTCACAATGGTGCATCGTAAGAATAAAAACAATTGTTCTTTAATGGAGGAAGGACTCACTTTGACCTTTTTCTTTTTCTCGATAAATTCCGACATTTTTCGAGTGATTTGGTCGACAATATAGTCCACGTGTTTCCCGCCTTTAAATGTGCAAATACCATTTACAAACGACACTTGTCTAAATTCGCCGACTGATGATATAGAAACCGCATATTCCCAGCGTTCATTTGCTATCTCGAAAATATGTTTGTTTTTATCTTTATCCGTATCCCTATTAAATGAAAACAATTCAACGTATTTCTTAAAAGATTTTACGTCAATAAGTGTTCCATTAAACGATACTTTAATAGATGTGGGAGATAAAGCCGAAACATCGATGGTTCGTTTATAAAAGAGTGCCAACATATCTTGCGAAATTCCCGCCAATCCGAGACGCGCATAATCAGGGATAAATGTTACGCGAGTATATGATTTTACATTTTTTAAACTCGATGGAATGGGTTCTATTACAGGAATACCAATGTCATTCAAATTGTTTCGAAATTCTTGTGTATATTTTAATCGGCGACGATGATCCACCGTTTCCAAACGGGCGAATGTTGACCAAATAAATACGAGTTTTGACCCATATCCGTTTTTACCACCGACGGTTCGGTCTTCGGCTTTGTAATTACTGGATGTGCGCAAATGTGCGAAAATAAGTTCTGGAATCCAAATATTTGTGTGAATCGGATGTTTCGCTACATCCAATCCATCGCCGTCATTCATAATAGAAATAGCGCCGGTGTCCGAATTTACGATAACGTCAATAAAGGTTACCATTTTTTTATCAGCCAGCGTGGATTGATTCATACGAACAATGTGGTCACAACTATTTACAATAATCTCGTCAAATAATTTATATTGTGACGGATTATACTCAATCTCTTTAAAATCAATAAAAGATTGTCCTTGTAAGGTGGTTGTCCACATTCCCGTTAATTGAGATTGATTTGAACCAATAAATGTATCGGGTCGGTCCAATATGTGTTCAATTTCGCTTTTCATTTGATATGTATCTGCCAACACCTCATCTTCAGTGGATAATTTTTTTTGTGGTTGCGGTTGTTCAGAGGATGATTTTACTTGTTTTTTTAAGGAAGGTTTCTTTACCTCAGACATGATAGATTTGATTAAAAAATATGCATTTTATTCATCAATTTTATCTGGAACACATACCGAATAAAATTGATATGTTTTAAACAAACATTTTTTATAAAATCAGTATGACAACAACTATTTATACACTTGAACTTGAAAATAATAAATATTATGTTGGAAAGTCGTGTGTTCCAAAACAAAGAATCTTAAAACATTTTCAAGAAGAAGGAAGTGAATGGAGTAAATTATATAAACCAATAAAGGTTTTGTCGGAAGTGAAGGGTGACGCGTTTGATGAAGAAAAATATACTTTAATTGCTATGGAAAAATATGGAATTGATAATGTGCGCGGAGGTTCATATTGTAATGTAAAATTATCACAATATGATAAAGATAAAGCATTACAAACTATTCGCTCAATAAGTGATAAATGTTATAAATGTGGTAAGAAAGGGCATTTTGCAAAAGATTGTTGTGAAGACAATGATAGTGATGAAAATGAATTATGCGATGGAAATTATTGTGAGGTTTGTTATGGAACGGGTAAAAGTTATTGGGGTGATGATTGCTACGGAAGTTGTTTAGAATGTTGTTGTATAGATTGTGGAAATGAAAATAAAAATTGTAGTTGTCGCGAATGTGATAAATGTAAAGAATGTTATGAATATAGTTCAGATGATGAACATACTTGTTATAAATGTGAAAAATGTTATGAATATAGTTCAGATGATGAACATACTTGTGAGTTGTGTATAGAATGTGGAAAATATAATAGTTATGTTTCAGTCATATCAAACCATAATTGTTATAATTGTATTAGCAAATGGTGTAGTGATTGTTTTACTAATAAAAAAAGATGTATTAGTACACATACTGGAACTATATGGATTTGAACTTTCTATAAAAACAATTGAACAATACAATGAAATCAAACGATTGGAAAAAGAATGTTGCCCGCTACTTAACTTAAATAGATAGCAACCAAAGAAAATTGATATTTATTTTTAAACAAACATTAATAATAAATGACAGATTATACAGTAACAAGATTGGATTTATGGAATCGAAAATTACAAGTTTTACCGGATTTATCTCTCTATACAAATTTACGAACATTATATTGTCACGATAATCAACTCACTTCTCTGGATAATCTTCCTCCCACTTTACGAGAATTGAATTGTCACGATAATCAACTGACTTCTCTCGACAATCTTCCTTCCAATTTACAAACATTACAGTGTTATAATAACCAACTGACTTCTCTAAACAATCTTCCTTCCAATTTACAAAACTTACATTGTTCAAACAATCAACTTATTTCTCTTGACAATCTTCCTCCCACTTTACAAGTATTATGGTGTTATGCTAATCAATTGACTTCTCTAAACAATATTCCTCCCAATCTACAAGAATTATGGTGTCACCATAACCAACTGACTTCTCTTGAAAATCTTCCTCACAATTTACGAAACTTATGGTGTTGGAATAATCAACTCACTTCTCTGGATATTTTACCTCTTACTTTACAACAATTATATTATGAAAATAATCCAATTTATAAAACTATATGGATTGAACTTTCTATAGAAACAATTGAAAAATACAATGAAAACAAACGAATGGAAAAAGAATGCTGTCCTCTATTAAAATAAAACTTGGACCATTGATGAGAGAGTTAATAAAATTGATAAATAATTATATAACATCTCTTGATAATCTTCCTCCCAATTTAATATCATTCAATTGTCAAAATAATCCAATTTCTATAATATGCCAGAAAATGTATAGAGTTGAAGAAGTTACCAAAGAAACGATTGAAAAATACAATGAAATCAAACGAATGGAAAAAGAAAAAGAATGTTGCCCGTTATTAAAATAAGAATCTACTATCTGTTCCTATTAGCTGAATAAAATTGAAAATCTTTTTTTATGTTTTAATAAACAAACTTAAAATGACTGATTATACCGTAACCTATTTGAATTTTTCGAAACAAAACTTACAAGTTTTACCGGATTTATCTCTATACACAAATTTACAAACATTGGATTGTTCAATCAATCAAATCACTTCTCTAAACAATCTTCCTCCCAATCTAGAAACATTATATTGTTCGGATAATAAACTTACTTCTCTTGAAAATCTTCCTCCCAATTTACAAATATTAGATTGTTCGGACAATCAGCTTACTTCTCTCGAAAATCTTCCTCCAAATCTACAGAGATTATTGTGTTGTACAAATCAACTGACCTCTCTCAGCAATCTTCCTCTCACTTTAGAAGAATTATTGTGTTGGGAAAATAAACTCACGGGTCTCAACTTTCGAGGGAGTGATCGCGACCGATTAGAGGATGGGAAAACAGAGGGAAAAACCGAGTCAGCCTTACGATTTTTACAGTGTAATAACAATCAACTAACTTCTCTCGAAAATCTTCCCCCAGATTTACGAGCAGTAGATTGTTCACATAATCAGCTTACTTCTCTAACCAATCTTCCTCCCGAACTACAAACATTAGTTTGTCACAACAATCAACTCACACGGCTCGGCGGAGCCTTTGGGACTCTTCCTGCCACTCTACGAGAATTGATTTGTTATAATAATCAACTGACTTCTCTCGAAAATCTTCCTCCCAATTTACAAAGATTACATTGTGTAAATAATAAAATCACAAGGCTCAGTGGAGTAAAGACTCTTGCTTTACAAGAATTACATTGTTCAAAAAATCCGATTTATACGACATGTAAGGAACAATATGGATTTGAACTTTCGAAAAAAACAATTGAAAAATACAATGAAATTCAATCAATATTGGACTCTATTCTATTGGATACTATGGACACCATTAGAATTTAGAATTTAAAAAAAAAATAAAAAAAATATCGTAGATGGTGGGAAAAATTGAAAATCTTTTTTTTAAATTAACCCTCAAATAAATCAAATAAATGTCATCATCCTATCGTTATTCAAATTATCGTCGTTCAAATTTACAATTGCTTATTGAGCAAGGTCTATGGAAAATCATTGACGACAATAAAAAAATCTACTATCATTGTGATAGTAGATTGCTAAACATAAAAACTACAATCGGTTCATATACAAATAAAAAAAATAAAACAAGTCTGGTCCATTACACGGATAATAATAAATATTTTGGCTCGGTTGAAAAATTGGGAGATTCGCCTATTTATTATGAAGGAAATTTCATTGTTACTCCCAAAAATTTCATCATTTGTTCTTAGCCTCCTTTTCAGGAAAAAATCTTAAAAATATTACTGAATGTTTTATTCCTATTTAGAGCAAGCGGTCTTTATAGGAACAAAAAAATAAAAAAATGTTATTCAAGTATAATGGACTGTAGAATAATTGCAAGTGCGTGTATGGTCGGTATTATAGGGGACGCATTATTACAACAAATCGCTCCTTATTTGGGCGGACCGTCTGGATGGGGATTCCTATTTTAAACAACACGGCAAATTTGAATCCATGTTTATTGCGGGAGGAATGCTATCTTTTTTTTATGTGATATATATGTATTTATTTCAGTTTCCTATTACGTGGTTGTATGTTGGACTATTTGGTATTGTATTGGATATACTATTTCGATTTACCCGCATCTTTCCAAGTTTAGACGGTTATTATCATCATGTAACATATGGCTGGACTGCATTTTGGGGATTTGTTCCCATGGTTTTGGTTCTTGGACTATTCAAAATAATTACTACGTTAAAAACATAAATCCATCTTTTTCTAATACACGACGAAGAGAGGTTGGGTGATAGGGAGTGCGCATAAGTTGCATGCGATTGAAAGATGAAAATAAAACATCGTATTTTTCCATCAAAAACATACAATAGCATTGAGAGAATTTATCCAAATTTTGAATATAGTTTGTATTTTGTAAAAGCCACTGAATAAAATCTTTTTGTTGTTGTTGTTCTTTTTTTTGTTCTTTTTTTTGTTCTTTGTATTTTGAATAATAATTCCATGTCATGTATAGGTCACCGTTTTCTTCGTTGTAATCGGTTCCAGACAATACCAAGATTTGTCGAAAATCTTCCAAAGACACGTCCAATTCACGTAAAATAGATTCTGTATCGTATAATAATAGTTCGTGTGTATCTAAATTTAATCCACGGCACACACGAATACAACCATAGGCAAACATATCCATATCTTCGGATAAACACGCCCAAGCTTTTCCCGATTGAACTAAATATACCAACAATGGGTCAGACTCGGTTGGTGATGTAATATGTTGAATTCCATATGCATCCAATAAATCTTTGGCTTGTTTGAAATTGGTATCGTTTAATCGGACAAACTGATTTTTCAAGGAATCCAGTTTTCGGTGGTCACTTGTTTTTGTAATTATTTCATTGTATTTTGCCTCGGCTTTTGCTTTATTTGACTCGCGGAGTAACAACAAAGCATATTTTTCGGGAGGAGGTTTCCCATCAAAAATAAATACAGGAGTTATATTATATTGTAGAAAACACGTGATCATTGTATACAAATATTCAATAATTGTGTCTTTGTATTTATACAAATAAATACTTATATCTATCACAATTGTTTTTCCAGAAAGCTCTCTAAAATGTAATGTGTGAATTGAATTTATACAATTTTCATACAAATATTTATTTAATTTTTTAATTCCCATTAAGAATAATAATAGTATCAGTATTTATAAAAATATGGTAATATATTATCAATTTTACCTGATGGGTCGACCTTGCACCTTTGTTTTACATTTTTTTAATAATTAAATTTTTTGTAAAATCAATCGGTTCAGAAACGGATTCTTGTATTGTTGGAGTTGCATTTTCTTCTCTTATATCTCCTCCCTTTTTTTCGTGAGGTTGGTCCGATGCCGGCATTTCATTTTTACTATTGTCCCCCTGAATAATAATAGTCGGATTAAAATACACTCCATTTGGGGATTGTTGTGGTTGTGGTTGTTGTTCCGGTAGATATTCCGGCGGATTTAAAAAAGAATTCGTGTGATATCCGTTTTCTATTTTATAAATATCAATTGGATTAACCACCTGTATACTATCGTCCGCATTTAGTTCAGTTAAATCTTGCGTTGTAATTGTAATAAATTTATTTCCAATATTTTCAACATTCCAAATTCGATTTGGTTTTGAATCTTTACTTGCCCCTCCTCGCAAAAACACTTTGTCTCCTTTTGTAAAATATTCTTGTTCTTGTCCTCCGTTACTTTGTCCTCCGTTAAGAGGAGAATCTTTTTCTGGATTATATGCCGGAGACCCAGTGGCAAAATCGGGCGAACCTTGAACAGGAAAACCTTTTTCCGGATTATATGCGGGCGACCCTGTGGCAAAATCGGGCGAACCAGTAGCAAAATTAGGCGAACCTTTTTCCGGATTATATGCGGGCGAACCCGTGGCAAAATCGGGCGAACCTTGAACAGGAGAACCTTTTTCCGGATTATACGCGGGAGACCCTGTGGCAAATTCGGGAGAACCTTGAACGGGAATAATTGGAACTGGTTGTTTGGTCGGTATATGAACACGTAAAACATCCTCATCTTCCGATTCAAATGGTTTATGTATTTTATTTTGTAAAACATTTGTTTTTGATACGATTTTTCCGGTTAGTTCAATTAGGTCCGTCATGGGTGTTGTATCTGGAACACGTAATAATTTCGATATATTTTTTGTGCTGAAGGATAGACTCTCCAATTGGGGTAAATTATCCTCTGTAATAATACGTAATTGTATATTCATTGCCTGTAATTCTTGAATCAATAATTTAAACGAATAGGGAATACACACAATACTGAAACTACGTCCGAATTTTGTCACATGTCGAATGCGAATATCTTGACTATCTACCAGAGAACCCGCATATTGAATAGGTCCATCCGCCATTGGACTGAAAAATAGATTTTTTGCCGAATTATATACTGCCACCATTCCCGTTGTATTGCACACTGCCATATAATATTTATCCGCTCTATCCATCATGGACTCATTTAAAAAATTACTGATTCCGTGAGAAATCAATGAATCTCGTTCCATCTCTCCAATACGCAATCCTCCGTCATTGGCTCTCCCACTAACGGGCTGTCGAGTTAATGCCGTATTGGGTCCGGCTGCGCGATAATTAATTTTATCTTTTACCATGTGTTTTAAACGCATATAATAGGTTGGTCCAATAAATATTTCCGATTCCAATTGTTCTCCCGTCATACCATTGTATAAAATATCACTTCCACTTGAATGATACCCCATTTTCAATAAATGTTCTCCATAGGCGGCAACCTTTTTACCTTTTACATTAAACGCGGTGCAATCCCCAAACGCACCATATATTAGGCAAGCCTTTCCAACAATTGCTTCAATCAATTGACCAATCGTCATACGCGTGGGAATCGCATGGGGATTAATAATCATATCGGGACGCAGTCCATCTTTTGTAAAAGGCATATCTTTTTCTGGAATAATAAGTCCAATAGTTCCTTTTTGCCCATTACGTGATGCGAATTTATCGCCCATGGCGGGAATGCGCTCCTCTCGAATTCGTATTTTCGCAATACGGTTTCCTTCTTCTCCTTCCGTAATAAATGTCTTATCCACCACTCCCACTTGTCCCTTTTTACATGTGACCGATTGGTCGGCTCTCGTAGATGAAGTCATTCCAATCATGACAATTTTATCATTCATAACGGTCCCCTCTTTAATAATACCATGTTTGTCCAAATATCCGTAATCGTAGCCCGGTTTTGTTCGAATTACCGAACCTCCACCATCCGCCACATTTGCATTTAACGATAAAATATTGGAAAATACCGAATCCGCTCCTTTTTCTGGACCTTTTTCTTTTGTTTCAAAGGCGTGATATGTATTAAAATACGTTGTTCGAAAAAGACCGCGATGGAGAGACCCTTCATTGATTAAAATAGCATCTTCTACATTATATCCCGTATAACACATAATGGCAACAATGGCATTTTGACCATATACATTCTCTCGGTGATTCACCATATCCAGAAAACGCGTTTGAACCAGTGGCGTCTGCCCCGAATTTAAAATAACTGCTGTTTTATCCATACGATTCTGGTAATTTGTATGATAGAGAGAGACCGCCTGCCGACTTTGACCACACGAAAAAGAATTACGGGCAAGTGGATTGTTTTCTGGAAACACAATCAGATTCGACATGACACCGAACATCAAGGATTCATGAATTTCGATATGTGTAATGGTCCTTGCATCTCGTTTAGATAAAGAGGATATATGGTCGATACTTGTTGAAATCATTGCATTTTCACTTTCACTCGTATCTATATAATCCACTACCGCCTGATTTTTTTCCAAATTCATCGATGCAGGAAATACATCTTCGTGATTATAAATACGCGTTTCTGACAATGGCTGACGACGTTCGTGTATGCCAGTGGTAAGTTGCGTCCATGTCACATTTCCTTTTAAAATAGTGGATTGAATTCGTTTGGCAGAAACCGATACGTTGCCGTTTTTCAAATCCGTATAAAAAATAGGACGACAAAGCCGACCCGCATCCGTATAAATAATAACCGTATTTCGCGCAATATCGAATGTGGCGCTAATAAAGGTCGACATAAGTCCATTACGGCGATATATTCGTAATTGTTCGACAACTTCCGTGGGATTGTGAATCGACCCCGCCCAAAATCCATTTACAAATACTTTTGTCATTTTTGCCAACATATCTATCGAACAATCCGTTAAAATCGTCATTCCTGCTTTTTCTCGCAACCACCGTAAAATGGGTTCTCGGGACCCTCCTTTTGTAATATGTGCCGTTATTGCCAATGTTTTATGAATACCGATACTCGCACCATCGGGTGTATCAATGGGGTCGATATATCCCCATTGCGATGTATGCAACAATCGTGGACCAACCACTTTGGCACTTGAATCAATTGGAACATTGGTTTTTCGCATATGACTCATCGCCGAATTAAACGATAGACGATTTAAATCTTGAATTACACCAATTCGTTTCGTATGTGCCTGTGCTCCCCAATTTCCTTTGAATGCTCGTTGAAATCCTTTGTCCATGACCCGATTTTCCTTGAAAATTTGTTCTTGGTTATCAAACACCAATTTATATAAATTGGTTTCCAATCCTTCTTTGTGATATACTTTGTATTGCGCCTCGAACTTTTTATGAATCGTATTTTGTTGAATATTATAATATTCTCGAAACAGTTCTGAAATAAGCGTTCCGGTTGTATCAATACGTTTGTATTTAAAATTATCTCTATCCGTAACTACTTCCATACCGAGTTTTACGGAGAGAAGACGGAATACCATTTGTCCGAGATAGAGAGCCTTCTCGCGAAAATTTAATTCTCCGATATGTGGTAAAAAATAATCCACCAAAATCTCCATGGTTTTTGGAATAGTTCGCTGTTTCAATAACAGTTGTGAAATATAATAGAGAGCATTGCGTTGGGTATAGACCTCTTGCGAATCATGAACCGATGGAATAAAAAAGTCCAACATATGTGCATATTTATCCATATCTAACAGACAATATTGTATGATTTCCTTGTCAGAAAGAATGCCGAGAGCGCGAAACACAATAAATAACGGAACGGGTTTTGTAACATTTGGCAAATCCACTACAATATTTTCGTTTGTATAGGTGGAGGTTGGGCGAACAATACGCACTCCAAGCGTACGAATCGGTTTAGACACATTTTCACTTACGGAGCGAATATCAGCAGAATGTGTAAATTCACTATCGAATGCTTTATAGTCGTGCACGTAAAGCATATTATCGGCGAATTTCTCTTGTGAAATAACAGTTTTCTCTTTGCCTTGAATAATAAAATAGCCTCCTTGGTCATTTTTACATTCACCCAACGAATAACGCATTTCGCGAGGAAGACCTCCCAAAATACATAAATCCGATTGCACCATGATGGGAAATTTACCGAGATATATTTTTGGAATTACTTTACGGCGAATTTGTTTTCGAAGGCGCTGTAGAGGTGCCGGTTTTCGCACTTGTTGTTTTGGAGCTCCTCCTAAAATTACTTCTTTTTCTGCAATAGATAACTCTCGTTTTTGTTGTTGGTTTTGTTGTTGTTGCTGGTGTTTTTGTTGTTGATTTTGTTGCGATTTATAACTGGTTGGTTCTTGTTCTTGTTCTTTGTCTTTGTCTCTTCCTTCTTCTCCTCCTCCTCCTATAATTTGTTCCTTATCAATTGGCGTAATAATTCCGTCGATTTCAATCCAATTTTCTTCCAATAGAGGTTTCAAAGGTTCATTTTCTTCTAAATAATCTATAAATTCTACATCAATATCGTAATGAATCGTCATTGCATATGTCATATCTCGTAATCGGGCTTCATTTGGATACATGTAGTGAGAACGGTCATTGTCGCGAATCATCGGTTTTCCAAAATATAATTTTTCTCCACGTTTATATGTTTTTTTCGTTTGGGCGATATGTGGGTGTTCCGGAAGAGTTTCATTTTCATTGCCTTTTCCTCCGAAATAAAAAATACACTGATGACGATAAATATCAAGAGTTTTATCGTATACGGATTTCCACTCCAATGTATTTTTATCTCGAAATATTTGAAAAATGCCGTTGCGAAAAAAATCATTGTAGGATTCGATATGATGGTTCACTAAATAATTTGGGGTGTCTCTTGTATACGCGCGAATAATATTCCATAATAACTGATCCTGTTCTTCTTTATCAGAAAATAAATTTTCATGGATATCTTCTTCTTTTTCTTCTCCGGATTCTTGTCTTTTTCCTAATTCTGACATACTTAATAATATAGACGATTTTATTATTCTATATTGATTCTCTTCTCTTAGTTTCGATTCTCTTAGTTTCGAGATTCGATTCTCTTAGTTTCGATTCTCTTATATCCGTTTAATGTGTTGTTTAGAAAATCTTCCGTAACAACATATGACAACTATTCCAAAACTTATTTTTATTGTGCCATACCGTGATAGAGAGCAACAACAAAAGTTTTTTGACCGACATATGCGCACAACAGTGTTGGAAAATATGAGTGTCGATGACTACAAGATTTTTTATATTCATCAGTGTGATTCTCGTTCCTTTAATCGTGGAGGAATGAAAAATATTGGATTTTTATATGTGAAAGACCGATATCCGGACGATTATCGAAATATTACATTGGTATTTAATGATGTTGATACGATGCCATTTACGGCAAATTTTTTGCCATATGATACAACACAAGGAGTTGTAAAACATTTTTACGGATATGATTTTGCACTTGGTGGTATTTTTTCTATTAAAGGCGGAGATTTTGAGAGAGTGAATGGATTCCCCAATTTTTTCTTATGGTCGATGGAAGATAATGCCATATGTCAGCGTGTATTAAACACCGCTGGATTGCGTATTGATAGAAGTAATTTTTATAAGATTATGGATAAAAACATACTTCAGTGTAAAGATGGATTGGAGAGAGTTGTGAATCGAAAGGAGTTTGACAGATATCAGCAAAAAACAACTGAAGGAATTCGTTCAATTCGCGATTTAGAATACAATGTAGACGAATCCACGGGATTTATAAATATAACCCGATTTAACACGGGATTTGAAGAAAATAAACAATTTAGTAAAGTACACGACTTACGACAAGGAAGCATACCATTTAAACCGAAACCAAAGAGAGGTGGATCTATGGGAATGATGTATTAGTTCATAAAAGTTCATAAATTAGTTCTATCTTGAACCGTAGAGGACAACTCGTTTCTTTTCGTCATGTATTTGTGTGTATATTTTTGTATACTGAGAGGAAGATTTTCAAGAGAAGTATTTGAAGACCATTGTTCTGTTTGATTGGGAAAAGACTCATATAATTGTAGACTGAGAGGAAGATTGCTTAGAGAAGTTATTTGTTTTTTGTCACAATATAATACTTGTATATTTTGAGGAAGGTGGTCAAGAGAAAGTTGATTCGTATAACAATGTAATATTTGTAGATTTTGAGGAAGGTGGTCAAGAGAAGTAAGTTGATTATTGTAACAATACAATATTTGTAAATTGAGAGGAAGATTGTCTAGAGAAGTTAGTTGATTGTGTGAACAATATAATTTTTGTAAATTGGGGGGAAGATTGTTTAGAGATACGATTTGATTATTGGAACAATTTAAGTATTGTAAAGTAGAAGGAAGATTGTTTAGAGAAGTAAGTTGATTATCTCCGCAATCTAATTCTTGTAAATTGGGAGGAAGAGATGTTCCAAAGGCTGTCTCTAATCGGTCGTTATCACTCCCTCGAAAGCCAAGACTTGCGATTTGGTTACCTCCACAATATAATTTTTGTAAATTGGAAGGAATGTGGTCAAGAGATACGATTTGATTATTGGAACAATTTAATGTTTTTAAAGTAGAAGGAAGATTGTTTAGAGAAATAATTTGATTTTGGAAACAATCTACGTATTGTAAAGTAGAAGGAAGATTGTCAAGTGAAGTTAGTTTATTTTTTTGACAATATAATGTTTTTAATTTTGTGTATAGAGATAAATCCGGTAAAACAGTTAAGTTTTGATTCGATAAATTTAATGATGTTACGGTATAATCTGTCATTTTATTCGTTTGTTTGTTTGCTAAAAATATAAAAAAAAGATTTTCAATTTTATTCAGCCAATAGAATAGGAACCGATATTCGCTGGGTGCTTGCTTATTTTAATAATGGACAACACGTTTGATTTCATTGTATATTTCAATTGTTTTTTGGGAAAGTTCAAATCCATGTATTTCCTTACATGTTGTATAAATTGGATTGTCTTCACATTCTAATTCTTGTAAAGTGAGAGGAAGATAATCAAGAGATACGATTTGATTATGCGAACAATTTAATTCTTGTAGATTCAGAGGAAGATTATTAAGCGAAGTTAGTTGATTATATTGACAATGTAATATTTGTAAATTGGGAGGGAGATTGTTTAGAGAAGTCAGTTGATTATTTCCGCAATATAATTCTTGTAAAGTGGGAGGAAGATTTTCGAGAGAAGTTAGCTTATTATTTGGACAATGTAATGTTTGTAAATTTATGTATAAAGATAAATCCGGTAAAACTTGTAAGTTTTTACATGATAAATTTAAACGTGTTACAGTATAATCAGTCATTTTATTTGTTTGTTTGATAAAAAAATAAATAATATATGTATCAATTTTCTTCTGTCATTTCATTTAATTTTACATGTTCATGGATTTTATTTAAGTAGCGGACAACATTCTTTTTCCAATCGTTTGATTTCATTGTATTGTTCAATTGTTTTTTGTTCAATTTTTTTTTTAGAAAGTGTAAATCCATACACTTCTTTACATGTTGTATCAATTGGATTATTTCTACAAATTAATCTTTGTAAAGTGATAGGAAGATGTTCGATAGAAGTCAGTTCATTATTTTCACAATGTAAGTATTGTAAATTGGGAGGAAGATTGTCAAGAGAAGTCAGTTGATTAAATGAACAAACTAATGTTTGTAGATTTGGAGGAAGATTGTCAAGAGAAGTAAGTTTATTTTTTTCACAATATAATGTTTTTAATTTTGTGTATAGAGATAAATCCGGTAAAACAGTTAAGTTTTGTTTTGATAAATTTAACCATTCAATTGTATAATCTGTCATTTTATTCGTTTGTTTGTTTGTTTGCTAAAAAATATAAAAAAAAGATTTTCAATTTTCTTCTAATGCGTTTTATTTTAACATTGGACAGCATTCTTTTTCAATTTGTTTGATTTCATTGTATTGTTCAATTGTTCCTACAGAAAGTTCAAATCCATATAGTTCTTCACATGTTGTATCAATTGGATTATCGTAACAACAGAATTCTTGTAAAGTAAGAGGTAAAATATCAAAAGAAGTCAGTTTATTATTATGACAAATTAATGCATATAAATTGGAAGGAAGATTGTTGAGAGAAGTCAGTTTATTATTATCACAAATTAATGCACGTAAATTGGAAGGAAGATTATCAAGAGAAGTAAGTTGATTGTTTGAACAATATAATTCTCGTAAAGTGGGAGGAAGATTGTCAAGAGAAGTAAGTTGATTGTTTGAACAATGTAATCTTTGTAGATTGGGAGGAAGATTATCCAAAGAAGTAAGTTGATTATTTTTACAATGTAATGTTTGTAAATTAGGAGGAAGATTGTCCAAAGAAGTAAGTTGATTATTTTCACAATATAATCTTTGTAGATTGGGAGGAAGATTATCAAGAGAAGTTAGTTGATTATGTGAACAATTTAATTCTTGTAAATTGGAAAAAAGTTTGTCAAGCATTGTTAGTTTATTATTTGAACAACCTAATCTTTGTAGATTGGGAGGAAGATTATCAAGCGAAGCCAGTTGATTATCATGACAATATAATCTTTGTAGATTGGGAGGAAGATTGTCAAGCGAAGCCAGTTGATTATTTTCACAATATAATCTTTGTAGATTGGGAGGAAGATTGTCCAAAGAAGTAAGTTGATTATTGTCACAATGTAATTCTTGTAGATTTGTGTATAAAAATAAATCAGGTAAAACGGTCAGATGTTTATAAGATAATTTCAAATAGGTTACAGTATAATCAGTCATTTATTAATGTTTATTAATGAATTTATATATCAATTTTATCTTGGAATCTAGTCTCGGGATACATCGCATTTATACGTTTGGGAAGTTGGCATGGTACAATACTGGCGATTGCTTAACCCGTTAAAATATTGCAATTTCGCTATTCCTCCAGCATCAATCATATATGCCCATAATACACCAATTCCTCCACCAACAAGAGCTCCTGCCAATAATTGCCATAATGTGCTACACGTATTTGTAATATTCCAGTAAAAATCTGCAATAATCAACAATGGAAATACAACCATTGTCGGTATATTTTGACTTATTAATTTATGCACAATTAAAACATACAACAAATAACAAAATGTATATGCGTATACTACCATACTTAAAGGAATATTTGAAATCGGAGAGGTTTCACCTAAACGAATTAAATTACACGAAATACCTTTTATATCTGGCGCAATTGTTGGTATCCAATTACTCGTAAAAATGGCAACAACGGATGCAAATAATAGTCCGGCTAAATAAATAAACGCCTTTAAATCCTGTGCGAATATGGACGACAATATAAAATAACTGGGAAGAATAATTGGCATTAATCGAAACATTAAATATGCGATATTTTGTAAATCAAGTTTTGCCATTATAATAGATCCAGTTATTTTACCTCTGTTTTATTTGTATTTGTAATTCGACTACATTCATTTTTTACAAATTCATAAATGGTTTTACATGCTTCTTTGTGGTCTGATGTAACCGTAGTATCGCAACTATTTTGTAAAAACTTTTGATAATTGCAAATACGGTCTTGTTTGGTAGAATGTTTTTTTTCTTTTGTTGTTGTTGTTATTGTTGTTTCTTTTTCATGTGGAATATTCATATAATTCATATAATTAATAATAAAAATATACTTTATATATATTAAAATGAATAACAATGATATAGCAGAGTATCTGTGTAAATATAACGGAATTCAATTTTTAGATACTGTTTGGTTTTATAAATACAATGATTTTTATACACCAACACGACCGGTAAATCAAATGCTTCATGATATTACAAATATACACGCTAAAATAAAACAATTTTCAACACTCGAACTTGAAGAAAATAAAGGTAATTTTGACATATTAACCTTGCAATTTATAAAAGAATTAATGGAACTTGAGCATAATATTTGTATAGGTAAAACCGATATTCTCATAGATATTCTTGAATCATATCCTTCACTACCTACAATAGACGATATAAGTGATAAAACGAACATAAAAATACATAATATTTTAGAGTCACTTATGTATCTACAATCTTTAACGCCAAATATAGCATTATCATTAGAACTTATTCAGAATATACATAAATGTGTATCAAAAGATTTGTTTGACAATGGTGGTGAATTTCGAACTATAAATGTAAAACCGTCTGGTTATTTGTATGGTGCATATATACATTTTGACAATATTTCGAAAAAAATACACGCACTTATTACATTTTGGAATATGCAAAAAGCCAAAATAATTTCAAATAGTGAAAATAATAATATGCAACTACCAATGATAAAATTAGCAACTGTGTTTTTCTGTGAATTTTTACGAATTCATCCGTTTAAAAATGGAAACGGAAGAACTGCCCGATTGTTGTTGCAATATTTATTACGAGAAATTTGTTATACTCCATTTTCAGTATATGCTCCATGTGGTCATACGGTTGCAGATGTACGAACCACCTATTTAAATGTTATAAATAAAGCACAACAATCTACCAGTGGAGGGACCGATTATAATAATTTGGCAACATATTTATTATTTGCGTGTTATAGTTCATCCGTGACATTACATAATTTATTGTAAAAAAATGGTAGGAATCGATGATGCATCTTTCTCAAGCAAATCTTTTACATGTGATACCGCATAAAACTCAACCGACCCAAATTTGTCTTTGCCGTGTTTATTTTGAATTGTAATAAAATCCTCTCTATTTTCTTCTGGGAAATAAAATACACGAATGCCCGATTCAATGCCACCTAAAATTTTATATTCCAATCCTCCAATTGCCGTAACATTTCCACATAAATCAACCTCGCCGGTAATAGCAATATCATTACGTATTTTTTTCCCATTTAATAAACTATATAGCGCCATAACCAAACAGCAACCGCCACTCGGTCCGTCCTTTTGAACTCCCCCTTCAGGACAGTGAATATGAATTCCTTGTAATTTTGTCGCGTTAAACGATTGACACCATGTATCTCGAATTATCGGAGAGGTCATATTCCAAGCCACGGTTTTCGCCACCGTCATGGATTCTTGCATCACGTTTCCAATTTGACCCGTGAGTTTTAATTCAAGTGCATTTGTCGCGAGGAAAAAAGAGGTTTGAATAGGAATAATACCTCCCTGTCCGAGAGCGTTTGCATAAAGACCATTTATAACACCAATTTCATTCGACCCGTGTATTTTTTTCCCACGAAGTCGATGATATTTTTTCAGATATTTCTCTTGCACATTTTCCTCTGTTATAGTAACAGTCGTAAATGACTGGTTGTCTTGTATTATTTCCAAATTAATCTCTCCCATTAAATCAAATAACAATTCTTTTAATTTCCGAATACCGGCTTCACATGTGTATGTTTGTATTAAAAATCGTATCATGGTATCACTCAATTCAACGGTAGTGTCTGAAAACCCCATTTTCAAGAAAATATCGGGCAACAAATGTTTTTTTACAATAATAATTTTTTCGTCCAATGTTAAATTTTCAAATCGAATGCGATGAATACGGTCTAATAAAACACGGTCAATATCGTCGGCGTTGTTATACGAAAAAATAAATAAAACATGACTTAAATCCAATTCAATTCCCGCGAAATATTTGTCTTGGAATCCCGTATTTTGAGTAGTGTCAATCATATGTGTTAAAATACCGATAATTTCTTTTCCATTGTCGGTTTTACTGACCTTATCTAATTCGTCAATATAAATAATAGGGTTCATACATTTGCTTTGCATCAATATATCGGCAATGCGTCCCCATGTAGAGTGTAAATAGGTGTATCCGTGTCCTTCTAATAAAGACCCGTTGGATGAACCGCCGAGAGCCAAAAAATGAAAGGGACGTTTCTCTCCATTTTCGTCTATTAGACATTGCGCAAGTCCATGTTTCGCCAATGATGTTTTCCCGATTCCCGGCGACCCTTCAAATCCAAAACAATATCCCTTATGTTCTCCTGTTATCCATTGACTTACAACCTTCATTATCTGGTTTTTTGCATGTTCGTGTCCGTAAATAGAGTGGTCCAATGTTTTTTTAATATTACTCACGGAAATAGTTGAATATATCGTTTTAAATTGTAACATTTCGTTCCATATTTGTTTTAATGTTTTGTTGTTGATATTTATCAACATATCATATATACAAATACACGTGTCAATCTTGTCTTTGTCTTTGTTTTCTTCTTCTTTGTCTTTGTTTTCTTCTTTGTCTTTGTTTTCTTCTTGGCAATCAATATATCGTTGAATTTCGGTTAGGTATGCACCTCGTGTACGCAAATTTTTCTTTTCTTTTATTCGTTTGGTGGTTGTTTCTTTTTCTCCTCTTATTCCCTTCTTTTCTTCTTTTCCTCCTCTAATAGAAGCAACAATTGTTTTTAACACATGCAATGGCTTATCTTGAATAAGAATTTTAACGACTGGTTCTATATTAAAAAACACATATTTTTGTAATTCTATAATTTCAAGTTCCATTTCTTTAATTGTAACAACGCATTTTTTTGGCATTGAAATAAAAAAAGGAAATGTCAAAATATCATGAAACCAGACCTGTGCCTCTTTCACTTTTCGTAAAATGGGCTCCTCTCTGAATCGATAAAACGGAATTCGCAGTAAACCCTCCAAATACTGTTTCTGTTTATAATTATCGTCCGGCTTTCCATTAATTTCTTTTAATTTCATAACAGCCTTTTCTTTTGCAACGGGGGGAGCTTTAAATAAACACACTTGTTCAATCAATGTTGCGCCGGTAGATTCAAATGTTTGTAGAGAGGAATCTATAAATTCGGCACTTTTCACAACGGTATTTTTCAACATTTGTTTTACTGAATAAGGGAAACTATTGTATAATGAGGTAGACTCGATATCATGTTCGGTAACGAGACGGTCGTATAAATTAAAACATACATATTGTATTGCCGAATCTTGACATAAAAGAAGTGACATAAATGTGTGTCTCTGTTCCAAAAAAGACATGTCCGATATTTTTTGAAGGATTTCCGATATGCCCAATTTCATAAATATTTGAATCGTCGATATTATATTTTGAATTTTGGTTATAAAATGTTCATCTTTATATATAACATAATCGCGAATAGTCATCATATCGGCATACGATGATATATCTATATCCGCCACAATGATTTTTTGCAATTCACAAAAATAATTCTTTTGTTGTGTTAAAAACAAATTATCCATACACTCAAACGGAATATTGTCCATAGTTCCCTGAATTAGATAGGATTTCTTTTTTTTATCGTTATGTAAAATAAATTGAACTCCGTTCACAGATACGGGCATTTTTGTTTCATCTATTTCGGAACAAATAAAATTGGGCTCTCTACTTTTTTTATAGGGAATGCTAATATATTGTGTTGGGTGAAAATACTGAAATAATAAATCTATTTTTGAACGCACGATTGGGTCATCGGTATAATCTATATCTTGTTCTCCAAACATAACGGTTATAAGGTCGTCTAAATAATAAGTTCCATATTTGGCAAGTATTTTCGATAATTTATCGACAATATATTGTAACTCGGTCATACACACTTCCTGATCCGTTTCTTCTTCTGAATGGATTCGTTTTTGTAAAAGAAGGATTTGTTGAAATAATGCAGTTAATTGTTCTGTGGTTGCGTTATGCGATGTATTTGAACACGTTCGTTGAATAATGGTTTGAAATTGTATAAGTTTGGTTTGAATAAATTCAACATGTGGAAGAGAAACAAAAGGGATAGGAGAAACAAAAGGGATAGGAGAAGGAGACGGAATGGAAGGATGTTCGGAAATAGAAGAAAAAGAAAAAATATTATTTGAATTTTCCACCTTATTCGCCATAATTATATACAATATAGTGTATAGATATACATTATCTTGGGTCCTCTTTCTATCTAATGAACGGATATATTATGTTTAATGCACCAATGAATCGATTTTTGAGTATGTGTTTGAATAAACTCATCTATTTTCTTTTTTTTATAACGAACATCTTTATTTTCAATTAAAGTTAATGTTGTGTGAATATTGTCTATCTGTTGTTGTCCAAAAATACTATTGTATTCTTCCATTTTTGTTAAAAAATAATGTGTTAGAGGACACGACAAAAAACGTAATGGAAACGTATCCACGTTGGAGGAAGTCATTTGAACAAATAATTTGTCCATCATCGGAAACATACCTGATGAACGAAATCCCATACAAACAATGTATTTTTCCGAATTTGCATATCTACTTGTATTTGGTTTTGTTATATATACGCGTTCATACAACGACGATAACAATGCAATTAAATCGTTCGTTAGTTGCGTAAAACAGTCGAATAATTTTAATACAAACGAACCTCCCGATTTTTGTAAACATATTGCATAGGCAATTTGGGCAAATAACAATTTACCGATATGCAATTCTTGATTTTGAAAATCCGAGGAAAAATCAAATCCACCGTCCGCCGTAATAAAATCCATGGTGGGTCCATAGGTATTCACGCAATATCGAAAATTATGCAATTGCAATAAATCGCCGGTTTTATCAGAACCCGTTTCAATAAACACATTTTTATTTTGTTTTAAAAAATGATGTGATTTTTTCCATGCGGGAATTCCGTCTTCATTGTCATCTGTTTCCAACAACGTCATTCCTATATACTGGTCTGCCGGATTTGAACGTAAATGCACAATTGCTTCAATAAATCCGCCGGGACCTTCCGCCAAATGAAATGTTTTTATAGGAGCATGTGTTTTTGGAACCAATGTATTAAACGTAGTGCATATTTCAATCATTTTAAAATAAGAGCGGGAGAGAGGTTTGCATTTTGATATTGGGCGTTTTTTCAAGGGATTGATTGTGTGTATATATTCATATGGATTCGTATATTTTTTATACATATCCCATTCATTTTGATGAATATGAATTTGATTCTTAATTTCAAATAAATACTGATACAAACTTTGTGAAATAATGGCTTGGTTGTTGGATGAATCCGTTGAACTATACTCCAAATAGGAATATAAATCTGAATTCATTTGTGGCAGTAAAAAAAACATCATAGTTACATTTATTTATATGATGTGTTTATATTTTTGTATTACGAGCCTTGTTATTATACATTACTCTTCTTCTTAATCACCTTTTTAATCTTTGGAACATCTACGGACTCTGGTGCTTGGACTGCACTAACTGGTTCTTCTGGTGGCGGTTGAATAGGAACTGTCTCTTGAATAGGAGCTGTCTCTCGAATAGGAGCTGTCTCTCGAATAGGAGCTGTCTCTTGAATAGGAGCTGGAGGCGGTTGAACTACAATAGTGGGAGTAGGGGGAATCCATGAACCAGTTTCTTCGTTAATTTCAATCTTGTCTTCCTGTTCAGCATCTAATAATTTTTGTTTTTTAATAGATGCTCTATCTGCTTCCGAAATGGCAATCAAACAATGCTCAGTATTTAAATTAAATTGTTCGCGAGGTTTTACCATACACTGAACCAATTCCCACTTTACACCCCAACCCTTTCCACTCAAATAAATTCCACCGCATTTAATTAAACATTGAACAAGTGACCCTTTTGGAATAAAATCCATAGGGGTTGCATCTGGAATGGATTCGAGAGGAAAGATTTTTTCTTTATCTGTATTGAAAATTCGGGTCTTCCACTTACCTTCATAACATGGAACGGATAACGATAATGATGGAGGCAATGTGTAATCCAATCGTTTTGTTTCCTTATTTCTTTGATATTTTAGAATTGGATTTAATCTGTCATTTACCGATTCTTTTGAACCCGGAATCTTTTGGTCACCCGCCCACCATAATTCGCGGTGTTCAAACGCATTATTTAAAATACATTCCTCAAATTCCTTTAATTTATTTAAAAACATACTCGTTTCGTTTGTTTTATTATCTTCATTTGGAAAACAAATAGACATACTTGGTTTTCCGGCTTCACCTGTTTCTGGATTTGTATAAATAGATGGTCCCCATGTAAACATTCTAGGAGTTGATAATAAAAGCAATCCACTTGTTTGTGTTGATAAAATACCCACAGATTTTCCCATACTTTTATTTGCCTTAACGGACAATGTTTTAAATGAGGTAGGAATCCAATTTTCAACAGTAATTTCAACAGTAATAATATCAGACATAATTAAGAGGTTGTGTTAAATTACGTGTATTCTTTATATCATTTTTTTCTGATGTCTCCTTATAAATGATTATTATTTGTTGTTTTTTGTGTATCGAATAACGGCTATTGGATAATATCGTTATCGGCTATTGGATAATATCGTTATCGGCTATCCGTTATTTATGAAAAATTCCAAATTCTGTATTCTTTCAGTCAATACACTAAAATCAAATGAACAAAAATTGAAATTTTTTTAATTTATAATAAACTCAACTTAAAAAATGAACGCAAACATAACAAACGCTATTTTAACTAATAATTTGCAAACCTTAATGCAAATATATCTACCTGATGAACAAAATGAAAATGGTAGTACATTTTTAATGGTTGCTTGTTGGCATATCGATAAAATTTCTACAGAATATGGGTCGCCTTATGAAATAATAAAATTTATCATAAAACAAGAATCCGCAGATTATGTAAATGCAAAAAACAACCGAAAAAACACAGCTCTCTATTTTGCATGTTGGAATACGTCCTCTTCCGCAAAACAAATTATTCAATATTTATTGGAGGTTGGCGCAATTCTCACGAAAAATATTTGCGATAAAAATAGATTGGATGAATCGGACCCAAACAATTTTGAATATGGTGATACTCCATTACATATTGCATGTCAATATAAAGGAAATTTACCAATTGTGAAATTGTTGGTAAATTCCATTATTATGGATGAAAATGAAAATGCAAAAAACAATGATGATAAAAAAAGAATAACTATTAATACGAAAAACAACAACGGAGAGACACCCTTATACTGCACCAAACGATATGCCAATGATAAAAATATGCAATCGTATATCATATCGGTTGGCGGAAATTATATGGATGCAAATATACAATTGCGACTATAAGCAATAATGCGAAATAAGCAATAATGCGAAATAAGCAATAATGCGACCATAAGCAATGATGCGACGACTATGTAAATAAACTATATAAAGAATATATGGATTCTATCGTAACATGTCTGCAACTCTTAAATTATTTGTCGACCCTGCGTTTCCCTTATTGGTGGAAAAATATAAAACTCATATTGATAAACACAATGCGGATGTGCTTGGTTCTCTATTTCCGAATTCTGGATTCGACCTTTTTTTATCAGATACCGTTGCGACATTTAACAGTTCGGATTCTACATTTATGAATATGCATGTTAAGGCAGAAATGGTCGAACCAAATGGAAATACATGTGCCTATTATATTTTTCCGAGGTCGAGCATATCTAAAACGCCTCTTATATTGGCAAATCACACGGGAATCATTGATTCTGGATATCGCGGGTTTTTAATTGGTGCGTTTCGTTCTTTCAGTGTATTTTCTACACAACCATTTGACCGATTGTTGCAAATTTGTCATCCGTCATTATGCCCTATATTGGTAGAATTGGTTCATGAATCCGCTCTCTCTTCCACCGAGCGAGGAGAAGGTGGATTTGGGTCAACTGGGCGTTAGAGGCATGGGCGACTCTTGATAAAAGATTTGGTGTATCGCACTTTCAGATTCGTGTTTACTATAAAGAGTCATGTCGGTTTTTTTGTTTGTTTTTCGTGTATGTAATGAAATAAATTTAAATATACTATCAATAATATTGGGAGTATAATACACGTATAAATGCGATATTTTTTCTGAAAATTCATGACCGATTTTTGCGAATGACTGAATTAAATTTTTATGTTTTTGAAAAGACGATATTGTAAATAAATGTAAATTTAAATGAAGTTCAAACGATGAATATATAGTTAGGGATTGACAAATTAAATTGTGCACAATAGATACAATATTTATATCGGATTCTTGGCGTTTAAAACAAGGATAATCGATAAAAATTTTATTTGTATTTGGTAAAATAAATGCAGAGGAATATTGTTCCATATTTATTATATTATATATTATATTATATTTGATATATTTATACTCTATAAATGCTTAAATGTTCATGCGCAAAATATAACGTTTTATTATAAATATCATTTTAGAGATGAATGCAAAAATGATATTTATTATGAATGCTTTGGAAAATGGATGGAGTGTTAAAAAAATATCCGCCGAGGATGCGACAAAAGGATACTCTTATGTATTCAGTAAGAAACACGAGAATCGGAGAGAGGTATTTTTAGAATCCTATTTAGAAAAATTTATCGCAACTCAGGCAAAAGGTATATTATTATAGGCGAATAACAAGTCTCGATAATATATAGACGAATAGTATAATGAAAATAAAGGCATCAAGTGTATTTTTAACTTCTGGATTTTATTTACATAATCGTGTTGTATTGTATTTTTTAATGTTGGTTGCACTTGTGCATCTTTTATATTTAGCTGTTCAACAAGAATTTATATCGGCAACGGTTTTTTTATTGACGGCTTTTCTTTTATCGTGGTTTAATAAAAATCTTATCATTATTTTGTTCCTCTCTCTAACCATTACAGCGCTTTTTCGCGTATGTTCCAATATTGAAACGGAAGGAATGACAACACAAGAAAAAGAAGCAACCACACCAACCACACAAGAAAAAGAAACAACCACACAAAAAGCAAATGACATAAAAAAGAATATTCATGCGAAACAAATACCTGAATCTATGGTGGCAGATGACAGTGAAATGGATGAAACATCGAACCAAAAAAAAGAGACAGACCAAGTAAAAGCAAATCCGGATGATAAGGCATTAGACCGAATTCAGGAAAATACACGCGACCTTATGAATACACATACAACATTATTGGAAAATATTGAAAAAATACGACCTTTTTTACAAGAAGTTGAACATTTTGCAAATACATTAAAATCATCGTCTTTTGAAAAATAACTACCACAGTAATCTTATTTTTTTACCAAATCGTATAATACATTCTTTTTCCTTTTCCGACATAAATTCCTTCAAATTTTGAATAAATGTATCTGCTTCTTCGGTAGATACATTATCATCAAAGAAAATAAATTCATATTTTCCTGAATTCATTCCAACCGAATAAGAATACTGTTTATTATATTTTTGCAAACATTGTTTAATGCATGTAATAAAAATACGTGGGTCAGATTGCATTTCTTTTATTGTTACTTTGTTACTTTATATATATATATATATATATAAATAATCAATTTTATCTGGATAAGATACGGTTTATTAGGCTCTGCCACAAAGATAAAATTGAAATTAAAAACATCTCCTTTTCTATGATATACATGATACCAATATCTGACCCAGATGAATTTCGCAAAAATATATGCCAAAAAATACACAACCGACTTATATCCGTCTGCATGGAATTAGGTGCAATTACACCTCCTTTTATTAAAACATCTATTTCCGTTAATATTGAAAAGGGAATATACAATTATACCGTTATTGAATCTGGACGCAACCGACTTATTAAATCATGGAACAATCATCATTTTATTCACCTCTACATAGACCGATTACGAACTATTTATCGAAATTTGTCTGTGAAAAACAGCGAGCTTGTATTACATATTGTATCGGGAGAATTACACGCCAAACATTTGGCTACAATGACACATCAAGAATTTAATCCAAGCCAGTGGTCCGAATTATTGGAAAAAAAGGCGAAAAAGGACGAAAGTAAAATGGGACTGAATATTGAAGCATCGACCGATTTATTTACGTGTAAAAAATGCAAATCTACAAGATGCACATTTTATGAATTGCAAACACGAAGCGCAGATGAACCAGCTACTATTTTTATTACATGTTTGGATTGCGGAAAACATGGAAAAATTAGTTAGATATTATAAAAACCGAAGAAAATTGATACATATATTATTTATTTTTTTATCAAACAAATAAATAAAATGACTGATTATACCGTAACATCATTAAAATTATCGAGACAAAACTTGACTGTTTTACCGGATTTATCTTTATACGCAAATTTACAAACATTACATTGTTCTCATAATCGACTGACTTCTCTAAACAATCTTCCTACCAATCTACGAGAATTATATTGTCACAATAATCAAATCACTTCTCTAAACAATCTTCCTCCAAATTTACGAATATTAGAATGTGACAATAATCAACTGACTTTTCTAAACAATCTTCCTCCCAATTTACAAAAATTAAATTGTCAAAAGAATCAACTGACTTCTCTCGAAAATCTTCCTTCTACTTTACAACTAGTAGATTGTTATAATAATCAAATCACTTCTCTAAACAATCTTCCTCCCAATTTACAAAGATTCGGGTGTCAACGCAATCAACTGACTTCTCTCGACAATCTTCCTTCCAATTTACAAATATTAAATTGTGGAGGGAATAAACTGACTTATCTCGACAATCTTCCTTCAACTTTACAATATTTATATTGTGTATTCAATCAACTGACTTATCTCGACAATCTTCCTTCCACTTTACAATATTTATATTGTGCATTCAATCAACTGACTTATCTCGACAATCTTCCTTCCACTTTACAAACATTAGTTTGTTCAAACAATCAACTTACAAGGCTCGACAATCTTCCTCCCAATTTACAAAGATTAAATTGTTCAAATAATAAACTAACTTCTCTCGATATTTTACCTCTTACTTTAAAAGAATTTGATTGTAGAAACAATCCATTTTATACAACATGTAAAGAAGTGTATGGATTTGAACTTTCTATACAAACAATTGAACAATACAATGAAATAAAATACATTGAAAATTTGGAAAAAGAATGTTGTCCGCTACTTAAATAAAATCTATGAACATGTAAAATTAAATGAAACGACAGAAGAAAATTGATACATATATTATTTATTTTTTTACCAAACAAAAAAATAAAATATTCCCTCGAAAATTAATTTTCATCCGGAACATACACGCCAGAGTCATTTATATCATCGCTCTCTCCAAACCCATCATCCACTTCCTCCAACATATATTCAACATCTATTTGTTCATTTCCTTCTTCTTCGTCTTCTTCCCCTTCCCCTTCACCTCCCTCTTCTCCCTCATCTTCATCCCCAATTTGTTCTCCATCATCATCCGCCGTTTCTTCAATAACATCTCCCACAAATCGATTACGATTCGCCTTATTGTAAAATCGCACATCTCCTGTTTTTACAAACGCATCTCCCAACTTTAAATGTGACCGTAATTGTTCTAATGAACGTTCTTGCTTTGACATACGACTTAATTTCATTATTTTATCGTCCTTTTCTTTTTCAACTGTTTTAAATGTTTCCCTTTTTATGTCGTCGTATGTATAATGTATGGTCTGTTGATTTGTATATTCTGAAAGCAGGAGCGTTTCCATCCATAAGGCAACTTGTTTTCGTAATGTATTTTTTACATTATCACTTAAATCCGGATATACATCAATACGGATTAATTCATCGGTATCTCCGTCATCTTCCTCTTCCTCTTCTCCTTCCTCTCCTTGGTTCAATTCTTTTAAGAATGTTTGGTCGTTATACAATATTTGAATCATCTGATACAGCGTTGAATATAATATGTATTTCATTAATAATTGGAGAGTGCGTTCACTCAACACCGAATAAAATGTTTTGCCAAATGCTTCCAATGTACGATAGGTGGGAATATGACGAATAAACAATGCATAATTCGAACATTGAACTTTTATTTTTTCTAAAAACACGTGAAACAAGTCCATGCCTGTAACATTTGCCGTCATGAACGCATTTAATTCTCCGTATGAATCTTGAAAAAATGTTTGTAATTCGGCAATATGGTCGGCACTAAATCCCCAATGATTTGCAATAGAAATATCGGATATGGGTCGACGACGTAAAATCATTTCGGGAGAAACATGAACCATTGTAAAAATAGCATTTCGTATGCGTTGCATATCCGACTCAAATGTAATTTGATTTAACGGATTTTGTAAAAATGTGAATATGGAATCCCGATCCTTTTGACTTTTTGCGCCATATTCGGTAATAAAACGATGGACCGTTTCATACATGGAATCTTGTGTTTGTGTCTGTGTCTGTGTAACTTCCAATAAATATTCGTTTAGTTCTATCACATCTTCATTGTATGCGTGCTCGACTTGATTTGTGGGAACGTATTGATGAACATCATCGTTGTATTTCATAAGAGTTTTTTGCAGAATATCTAAAAAACGGTTCTCGAATGGCGGGAGCGTGCGTTTGTTACTACGAATTTGTTCCAAGAAATTCTGGAATGATTTTATTTGGGGAGGAGGGACTATTTGCGTTTCATCTACTTTTATCATTTTTCGTCGATATATCAAACGCATGAGTTCGGTGCACTGACTCAAATCGAAATGAATACCGCGTTTTTCAAGAAATTCTATTTTCGCCGACAACGATTGATTTATATCATAATCATGTGGTCGAACCGAGCATACGGTGGATAAATCCAAGGGGCACGGATACGACGTATCAAAATGACAGTAATGTATAAACGCACTATATACGATTTCTTTGGAATATTTCTCGGGAGAAACTGCCATGGAAATATTTGGCAGGGTTGAATAATAAAGCATGGAAATTTTCGAAATAGCACTTTGTAACAATTCCTCGTATTTTTTCGCCGATGCAATATATAATTTAATAGCGGGTTCTTCTTGTATAAAGTATTCAATGGGAGAGGTCGCCATATCCAATTCATTGCAACATGCATTTTCCAAATAAACCGCCGAAAGAACTTTTTCTTTGTGTTGCACAACGGCTTGCACTTTTTCACATATACCATAGGTGAAATACATGATTTTACTGATGAATGCATGAATGGAATCGTGTTGATGTGGGTCTCCCTGTTTTAATTCCCGTAAAAGTTCCGTCCCATGTTCTTCGGTAAGTGGTTTTAATGTAGAGGAGATAAAACAATCGGATAAGGGAGGTTGAAAACGCGTCCATCGAGTTACACGTAATTCGTCCGGTATATCGGACTCGGGTTGAGATAACAGATATTCTTTTTTTTCACGATACATTTGCACCATAATAGAATCCATGGAAATTTCTTCAAATAATATACTTTTTAAAAACACAACCATTGGTTTCCATAACGACCCGGGTCGTCGTATAATAGCCGACCAAATATCGGTTTTACTGATTCCCTCAATTCCGTGCATAATACATTCCATAAATAACAACCCCGAAATGTTTTCTTCGCCCCCCATAAGTGGAAATCCGGCAAAACTTGCAACACAATTGGCAATACGTTTTTTGGGAAGAATCGACGGAATCGCGGTCTGAATACGAAAAAATAACAATCCGGCGGTTTTTATCAAAATAGTCAATTGCACATATTTTTTATACATTGGCACCTTTTTTGCCTCCAGCAATTTTTCATTGTCTCGCTTATACTGTTTTTCACTGGGCATGGATTGTTCTATGAATCGTAATGCATGAGATATAACAAAATCTTCCATATCATCATTTTGAATAGCAAGTCGTTCTGTTACTACATCATATACACGATATATTTGCTGGGCGGTTGAATTTTCTTCAGCCAATGTACGACGATTTTCTTTTGTTTTATTGACTATATCTTCTTTACGAATTTCATCTAATGCTATATCGGCAATATGTTCTTCCATAACCGCATGTGACACAATTTTATATCCCGCCTCGTCATACCCTTCTTCCGTTTCAAAATCGGTTCGACATAATACATATCCTGTATATTTATCGACAATCGATTCATTGTCATCACTTGGACTCCCCACTTCAGCAATAAGCTGGTCTAATACCATATTAAATTCGCCATTTTGAAATCCAACCGCCAAACGATAGAGAGACACGGGAAATAATGGTGTGTCCGTTTCAATACAATATCCCCAATGAGGCGATTCTTTTTCTTGTCCTTGTCCTTGCGCTGCCGGACGACAAAATTTCACATAAAATCGAACAATATTTCTTTGTTTCTCGACAAAATCACTGTCCGATAAAATCATTGTCCGCAATTCAAGATAGGGCGATTCTCTTATTTCGGGAGTCGGTAACACCTGTTTTCCAATGCCAAATGCAATCACATCATTTCGACGATATTGAAGACGCATAATTCTCTGTTTTCTACGTAAACTCACTATCCATGCAATCGCGCGTTCAAGAAGTTGTTGTTTTTTAGATTCAACCGAAATATGATATTGTTTACGAGCGGTTTCTTGTAAATCAATAATCTCTAATTTTTTATCAATAACATCCAAGGAATCTTTTTCACAGGTATGTAACGACGGTTCTTTAACACATTGTGTGTCCGAATTACAGAAGGCGGTCTGATTTTCCGGTTTTTCATCCGGCATCGTTTCATCTCTCGTCCATATATCATCTTTACGGATATAATACAAATATTTACGTTTGTTTTTACTCTCTCGTTCTACTTGTTTCAATTCTTCCGGCGATAAACTGTTGGGGTTAATGGACGAAAATAATTTGGGAGTAAGTTCCAACACGGCATATTCTCCATTTTGAACACGTTTTGTTCCGCGAATCAACGTATCAGCCAGTTCTCCGGACATTTCTTCAGGACAATCATGCACATCCACCAATGTTTGTCGTAAAAATTCCCGAAAATCTTCTTCCAAATATTGTTTTCGCTTTTTCTCGTATTTTTTAATAATATCATACGGTGTGTCATCATATATTTTATCATAATTAATATCTTTGCCGTTGTCTTTTTTTAACATATCTTCGCTCGTGTATTTTTTTGTCATAAACCGGCGACGACACGGGTCATTTGCGGTCATTTTTTCTAATAGGGATATATTTTCTAATACGGGTTTTGACAGTCGGTCAATAAGTTTGTCCGGTGTAATCAGATATAACATCATAAAAGAGAGAAAGGTCGTGTATAAAATCCCCATATCCACCGACAAAATATTCACCAATGTTTCTGAGGAGGATGTTATCATAGTTGGGTCATTTGTATATATCGACCACATGGCGGAAAGACGTTCGGCAAATTCTTTATCATCTGTGGCGACCAACTGGACAATGGCATTGGATTTTTTGGTGGAACGATTCGCCGTTTGTAATTTTTGTTGAAATTGTTGAAAATTGCGTAATTGGGTGCGAAAGGTGGTTTGGAAAGTCTTGTTCTTTTCATATAAAATCTGTTTTATTTGTGCATATTGTGGAAATCGAATGTCGTCGTGTCCAATGCCAAAGGGTTCCAATAAACGAACCATATCAAATACAGAATACGAATTCGTCAATTGGTTTTCAACAAACGCTACTGCCACATCATTACTCGGAATAACTTGTTCCCACAATTGGCTATCATCTTCATTTGTGTTTGTTGTGTTTGTGTATTGATATATTTGGAATGCATTTTTTTCCACATATTTTTTCTGTTCTTCTTTACGCATATCAAGTGTTATTTTGGGAGGTCGTTTTTGTTGTTGTTGTTGTTGTGTTTGTTGTTGTTGTTGTTGTTGTTGTTGTGTTTGTTGTCGTAGAGGTGCTATTTGTTTTATTTTGGTATTTATTAAAAATAAATAAAAAGGAATCAATCCCAATCCGGCTTTCGTCAAAATATTTGTTGAAAACAAATCTCTTCGACTGTATTCCATCACCGGTCTTGGCAATGTAATAATAGAGTTGATATTTGTTACATAATCATCTATTTCTGTAATACGCTGAACAACTTGGTTCGATGAAGAGAGCCGTTCGCGCCGAATTACAGGACATGTTTTATTCGAATTATCGGTAATAAATATTTCCTGACCGATAGGAACAACTGTCGTAGAATCGTCTTTGTTTCCACTGATAAAAGGTCTCTGAAAATAGGAGGTTTCTTTGTTATACACATCATAATACACTTGATTTTCACCATAGGTAGGTTTTATGGTTTCCAATTTAATTTGCGTTTCAAGCTCATTACCCAAGGTTAAAATAGTCGGTCTGGCGCCTTCTCCCGCTTCTTCCTCTTCTTCTTCGTCTTTTTCGTCCGCATCTAAATATAATTTTCGTGAAAGAGATGCTACGGGAATTATCCAAGATACATTGTGTTTTATGTTTCCGGCATCGGTTAAGAGAGGTTTTTTACTCGTGTTTTTATGAATTCCTTTTACAAATCCAGCCATATCGAAATCAAAAAAGTCATGTCGCAATTGTTTAAATCTCTCAATGCGATTGTATATTTCTAAAAGAACCGTTGGCGTGCGCTGATAAATGGGAATTTTTGTCAATAAACTGTCCATTAGATCCGTGGTTTGCGCTTCCAAACTATACCGTTTTTCTTCATGAGGTATTTCGGCATAAAGCACAAAATCTTCTCCTTGCAATAAATCAATATCCGTTAAAAATAATTGTTGCAGTTCGTCATGTGGATTCGGCTCAATTCGCATATGTTCGGTGGTGCGTATAACGGCTTGTCCATCATCTAAATAATCGATTGTTGCAACTTCGGAATTGATTTCCATACGAGAGTCGGCGGTAAGCGTTCCTTGAATGGCGGGAGGTTCAATTAATACAATTTGTTGAATCGGTAAATTTTTAGGAATACCCTGATACGCAAAATTAATATAGTAGGGTTCGGTGTAGTTTAGAGGAAGAAATTCAATCATGTCTTGTTCAACATTCGTAATTTTACCAGTAATAGAGCCGGCTTGATGTAAAAAATGCATTTCTATCCATTGGTCAATATTCAATCCGTTTTGTCGAGCATATCCTTTTTCCTCGGAACGATTGACTAAATGAATCTCTCGAAGTGTTGGGTCCGTAATCATACCCTTTTCAACTGAAAGTTTGTATCTATTGTCGGAATGTGTCATAAGAAGCTGGATTTCATATGGGTCGATGTAGTCCACGTAAAAAAGAGTTTCGTTTATTTCGGGATTTGTAGAGACGAGTTCGATAATATCTCCTAATTCAATATCAATATTTGTTGGTGGTGTTTCTTTTTCTTTATTGGACATTGTTTCTTCTTCATCGGACATATTCCAATTATACAATGCGCATATTTTTTTATATGTAACTTCTATAGATATGACAAAAAAACGTGAAATGCGGGTTCGTCGTAACATGGCAAACGGGTTTACCCACAAAAAAAGAATATCTTATAGACGTAATAGAACACGTCAAACACGTCGAAAACATCGTCCGAAATATAAAGGCGGGAATTTGTTTGATATAAATGCATTTAAAGAAAAAATAAATGCAAAAATGGATGAAGTTGCCCTAAAAATTCAGGGCGAATCGGCGACAGAACTGAAAGAATTGGACCTGACGGACCACGTAAAAACAAATGCTCTTTTTTTTAAATTTGTCGGATACATTCCTATATTAATGATTCCGGTTTCGGCATTTAAAACCGCTTATTACGGATTTCCAGAAACAGTAAGAACCGAAATAAACTCGTTTATTGCGTTATTTATGGGAAAATTAAAAGAAAAGGTATTTCCGGCACAAACACCCCCACCTACTGCGCCTAACCCATAGTTCTACGTTTTGTTTTTCGGGGTTTGGTTCGTCGAGTGTTGGTTCGTCGAGTTTTTCTGGCGTTGGTTTTTCTGGCTTTGATTCGTCTTTTTTTACCTCCATGCAATAGAGGCTTATGTGTCTCATCATAAAATTCATTATAACGTTCTTTTGTAGTAGCGTTAATATGAAATCCACGGTTAGCAAATACATTATCGTCAATTGGATTATGTCCGCAATAAATAATAGTTAATGAATCGGGAAGACGAGGTAAATCGGTTAGTTCATTATTCTGACAATATAAGTATTGTAAATTGGGAGGAATTTCGATAGAAGTAAGCTGATTCATTTCACAAAATAAATTTTGTAAAGTAGAAGGAAGATTTTCAAGAGACGTAAGTTGATTATCGCGACAATCTAATATTTGTAAAGTGGAAGGAATATTGTTTAGAGAAGTAAGTTTATTATCATAACAATATAATTGTCGTAACTGGGAAGGAAGATTGTTTAGAGAAGTGAGTTGATTAGTTTCACAATGTAATGCCAGCAATGTAGAAGGAAGATTGTCCAGAGAAATCAGTTTATTATTGTCACAACCTAATGTTCGTAATGTAGAATGAAGATTGTCCAGAGAAGTAAGCTTATTGTTGAAACAATCTAATTCTTGTAATGTATCAGGAAGATTGTTTAGAGAAGTCAGTTGATTATTGTTACAATGCAATTTTTGTAATGTATCAGGAAGAGAAGGCATTTCGGTAATATTACAGGAATCGCATATTAATATTTTTAATGATGTAAATGCATCTAAATTAAAAGATGCCATATTGCGAATTGTCAATTGTTCCACCATATGTGGATTTTTAATTTTATCTATTTGTGTTTGATTATCAACAAAATTCATTATATATTATTGTTGATATATTCTACCTTCTGGAGTTGGTTCGTCGAGTTTTTCTGGAGTTGGTTCGTCGAGTTTTTCTGGCTTTGGTTCGTCTTTTTTTACCTCCATGAAATAGAGGCTTATGTGTCTCATCATAAAATTCATTATAACGTTCTTTTGTAGTAGCGTTAATATGAAATCCACGGTTAGCAAATACATTATCGTCAATTGGATTATGTACGCAATAAATAATAGTTAATGAATCGGGAAGATGAGGTAAATCAGTCAGTTCATTATACGAGCAACTTAACGCAGTTAATGTATCTGGAAGAGTATCAATAGAAGTAAGCTGATTACGGTCACAATGTAATTCTCGTAACTGGGAAGGAAGATTGTTTAGAGAAGTAAGCTGATTATCATAACAAATTAATTTTCGTAAATTGGAAGGAAAATTGTTTAGAGAAGTCAGTTCATTATTTTCACACCATAATTCTTGTAACTTGGGAGGAAGATTGTTTAGAGAAGTCAGTTCATTCTTCTGACAATATAATTCTTGTAATGTATCAGGAAGAGAAGGCATTTCGGTAATATTACAGGAACCGCATATTAATATTTTTAATGATGTAAATGCATCTAAATTAAAAGATGACATATTGCGAATTGTCAATTGTTCCACCATATGTGGATTTTTAATTTTATCTATTTGTGTTTGATTATAAACAGTAATACTCATTATATATTATTGTTGATATATTCTACCTTCTGGAGTTAGTTCGTCGAGTTTTTCTGGAGTTGGTTCGTCGAGTTTTTCTGG